TTTGATAGTATAATTTCTTATAGTATATTTGCAATACCAAATCAATCCAATACAAATAAAAGGATAAAATTTGATAGAAACAATAGTAATAACTAAAAAGAGATCAAGATGAACGCATTTACATTTTTGACAGAAACCGGAAAATTCAATAACAGTGAGATAATGAAACACGCTCACATCTTGAAAGCGTATCGTCGTATTTCTTTGAGTGAAGCATTGAAACAGGATTGGTTCTTGGCAAAGAGACAACAAAAAGAATATAGAGAGATTGAAGAGGAAAAGAAGTCATATAAGCCGGAGTTTCCTAAAAAAGAAGGTAATGTATTGAAAGCGTTCTTTACCGGGAATCATGCTGATTATATAAATCGTGATAGTTCTTGGAGGTAATTATGGATATAGAATATATAAATAATCAATTAGTCTTTCTTCGTAAATATGTGAAAGACTTAGAAACTTATGATGAATCCACTGTTAGGAAATTGGCGAAAAGTAATAAAACTAAAAGTGAAATTATAGATTCCTTTTTGGAAAGTATAAAATTTTACGAATCTCTGTTAGGTTAGAACCTACGGAAGAAGCGAGCGAAACGCTTTCAGAGCATAACGGTAAACCGATGAATCCTAATTCGGGATGGGAGGCTTAACCCTCAAAAATGAAGCCGTGTTCAGGGCACGTTAAAGTAGCCTGCGCTAATAAGCATTATAGCCGAGGCGGAGTATAGCGTAATAGCCAACCAGCGATGATATGAGCGGAAGGAAGCAACGTGAGTAAGTAATATATCGAAAAAATCAGTCTGAAAAACATCGTCTTTATCAGTAAGAAAACGGGAATAGGCGTCCGTACGCTGATTGTAATATAGCCCTACTGACAGTTTGAAACTGACATCCGGTAGTGAGAATCGGGTAGGGCACTTTTATGTAGTGTTTTATTTTGTGTTTGTGTGTTGTATAGTGTACGGTCTGTGAAGATAGTGCACTTTTTTAATTAATCGGGCGGATGTGTATATCATGGCTGAAACTGCGGTGAGGTGCACCAATATTCCGTGAGACCGGTTCGACTCCGGTTCCGTCCACAATAATAATCAAATAATTAATATTATGAAACGTACTCCACTATTAGGAATTTGGGCAATATCGTTTGCATTAACAGTATTGCTTGCAAACGAAATGAATATTGTATTTTGGCTTTCGTTTGCTGTATTTGCATTATGTTCCATATACATGGAAAAGCACCAAAAGAGACTAAAGAGAGAAAAGTGATATAGGTATGCGGTTCGGGAGAATAGCTGTTTTATGTGTGAAAATTCGTGTTTCGATTAAGTCCTGTATCTGACGTGATACAGGCAAACGGGCGTAAAGTGGCAGTGCATGAGATTACCTGCCCAGTTGGTTTATTACTGGTTCGAATCCAGTTACGTCCACAAGTCAATAATTTAAATTTTAATAGTTATGGCAGGAAGAAAAGAAATTAAAGAAAGAGCAGAAATAAAAAAGAAATTGAGAAAAAAAGAAGACTCAATTCGTTACAATTTTAGTGATACATTAGTTATACAACTTCGTAGATGTGTATCTGACTTAAATAGATTGGCTAAAATAGATAGAATAACTGAAAAAGACCAATCACTATATTCAGTGCTAACAAACCGGAAAGCTGGATATATTGATGTAGTAAGAAACTACTAATTTATAATTCATGTAGTAATACACAATAGCTATGAAAACAAAGCTAGAGCTAGATTTATATCAATTAAAAAACATTATGGCTGATATGGTTCAAGTTGGGTACATGAAGGCTATTAAAGTTTATGAACCAACGAAAGATAATATAAGCACAAGAGAGTTGGTTAGATGGTTCAAGGTTCTTGGTATCGATCCTTCATATATAAACAAAATGGAATCAGAAGGATTAATAAAAGGCAAAAGAAAAGGGATAGGTAAAAATTCTCCTGTATGCTATTCCAGATTGGAGATTAAACAAGCTTTGGCTACGATTGATTTAAATAAGTATATCAATGTAAAATAGCTATAAAATTATATTCCATTCATTTATTAATTAACCCAATGCCGACACCCCAGGATGTCGTAGGGTGCGAGTCCCTGTATTTGAGTTTTACATGTTCTATACTATCCTAGTGTCCGTTGGTTCGGTATCTAGGAACAATCTTTTTTGTATATTAAAATTTTCGAAAGCGTCGGTTTGTGAAAATAGACGCTTTATTTTCGATTAACCACTTTAAATAATATGAGATATGAAAGAAGAAAAAGAATTAACTATTAGAGAGAAAGAATCTGTATTTGAGATTCAAACAGCAGATTTGAGTAAAGACAATCTTCCTTCTTTGGATGATGCCCAAGAACTTCCGATAGACTTGTGCGGTAATTATTGGTCTCCAGAAAAGGCTGGAGAATTCAAGAAAATATTTTTTGTAGAAATCAAACCACAAAAGGTATTGAGTGCTACCAATCCAGATGAATTAATAGATTTGGATTGTGCTTTCTTTTTAGAAAGAAAGGCGGACGGAACAGTTCAAACTATAACTAACGGTTCCCGAAGATTAGTCGGTATTTTGGAGCAATATATTGAGAATGGTGCTCTTAAAAAAGGAACTCCCCTTAAAATCACTTACATGGGTAAAAGGAAGAATAAAACCAATAATTTCCAATCAGACAATTGGTCTGTCAAACCCCTGCTTATAAACTTACCTGTTGCCGGCTAATGGAAGCATTTGACTTAAATGGATTTGCGGAAGGGGAAGAACTCAACCCTTCTGCCTATAATCCGGAAGATTATCCTACCAAAGAAGAAATGCTTGACTTCATATACTCAAATTCTCACAAACCACCTGTTAATATTGATTTGAAAGAATTAAGCGTTAATGGATTGGTTAAGAGAGATCCAATGGAGATGTATTTGAAAAGCAAGCATATTTCTTCTTCTAACCTCAAAAATGCCCTCAAGACTCCTCGTTCATTTTACTATGATTATGAAAGGGTATTTGAGGAAAAAGAAAAGCCCTGCTTTCAACTAGGCACATTTGCCCACATGGCATTCTTGGAGCCACGTTTATTTGAACTTGTCAAAGTAGAACCTAAATGTAACCAATCTTCCAAAGACGGTGTAATAGTAATGATTAAGTTCTATAACGAGTTATTATCAAATGATAAGAACTATGTTTCAGATGTCGAAGAAGAAATACCCTCTGAAAGATGGAACTTTAGCGATCTTAAAGATTACCGTGATTATAAAAAACAGAAATGTTTGGATCTGGGTTACTCCTTTATCAGTGAAGATATGAGTATGGTAATAAAAGCTCTTGAGAGAAATTATTATTGGTATGGTGGTGGTATTATCCCCCAATTATTGAAAGGGGCTTATTCAGAGGTGTCTTTTTATGGCAAGGACGAAGAAACAGGGTTAGATGTTAGAGTTAGGCCGGATTATTTCAATGTAAAGGAAAATATTGGTGTAAATGCTGTAATTTCCTTTAAGACCACACGAGCCGATGATCTCGGTAAGTTCTACTATGATTGTGCGAAGCTTAAATACGAGCTTTCAGAAGGAATGTATCAAGAAGTAATGAGTAGTATTACAGAAAGAAACTTTAATGTAACAATAATGATAATGTTACAGACAGTTGAGCCTTTTGATGTTGCTGTTCTATTCTGGTCTCCTGATGATCTTGCAAATGGCAAATATAAATATCACTATGCTCTTTCCATCGTAAAGGACTGCTTTGAAAAGAAGTGGTTTCCCGGCTATGATGCTAATGCGGAAGAAGGTGCCCGTGGTATTATTGATATGCAACTTCCGGAATGGAGTAAAAAAATGCTTCATCCGGTTGCTATTGACGATATTGAATGATTAACTAAAATAAAAGAAACAATGATTGATTTAAAAGACTACTCTCCAGAAGAAGTTCAGTTCAAACTTCCAACAACAGTAAAGTTTCCAGAAATTATATTTCCCGATTGTGTATGCATGGATGAGATAAAAAAGAAACTGGCGGAGAACTTTATTGCCATTCAGGAAAAAGATGTAATAGCCAATCGGGTGATGGATGATTATGAAATCTCAACTATTCGTGCTAATTACGGTGAAATTGCGGAAGAACAGATGCCGGAATTAGAAGCGCAATTAGAGTCGTTAAAAGCTAAATTCAATAATGAAAAGAAGGAGTTTGAAGCGAAAATTTCAGCGTTACATACCCAATTTAAGGACCTTGTTAATCTTGCTAAAAAAGGAGTTAGAGATTATCCCCTAAAAATGATTGATACCTTCCGTATTCCTGTTATGGGGTATTATTTGTATTATTCATGGGTGAATGACGCTTTCCGTTTGGCATTGGTTCAGGAAATTCCGAAACACGAATATAATGACTTATTTAATTCTGGAGAAAAGAACCAGGAAGCATTTAAGGAATTAGGTTATGATCTTCCGAATGTTGATTTCAAGGATACACGAAAAAATGTTCGTCAGTTTGGTGAGGGTGAGAATATTGTTGAGGTATGGGAAGAAGATGGATATGATGTTTGGTTGGAGCAATGGATAGAGGATTTTGTTGATGAATCAACCGGTGAATCTATACCTATTCAACGGCATGAATTACATCGTTCTCCAATAGAAGAAAGTCCATGGAGAAAGGAGGAAAATAATGACGAGACTGGCACACAAGAAGGGGAGACCATCGAAGTATCGGAAGAGCCTGAAGAATAACCCGTATTGGGAGGAAGTGAAACGAAAGGTTCGTATTCGCGACGGGCATCGTTGCCAAGTATGCGGTAAAACATACAATTTAGAGATTCATCATAAAGTCTATGAAGTTGCGGGATATTCTATTGTAGGTCATGAATTAGAGTTCTTGTATTGCCTTGAAACGCTATGTGAAGATTGTCATGCAATGAAGCATGGTAAATAAATAATCCCGGTGTCCGTTGGTTCGGTATCCGGGAACTATTTTTAAAATAACTTATATGAAACAGATTAGTACTAAACAAGCACAACGTAACAGAGAAATAGCCAAGATTAAGGAAAACCTTCCTTCCTATTGTGTTATATGTGGTAAACCGGCTGTAGATGCTGCACATTTAGTTCCCAAAAGCATGTATCCCGAACACTATACAAATCCCTTGAATATAGTTGGATTGTGCCGGGAATGTCACAATAGGTATGATAATGATCTGTCCTTTAGACGCAAACAAAAGCGTCTAATAGAGCGTGTGAAGTCTTTTGATGAATGTGCGGCCAATAGATATTTCCGTTTATGAATAGTTATCAGTTAATATCCAAGCTTCGGAAGATTAGAAATGATACTTATCTCACCGCAATAGATCAGGCATTATATTATGAACTAATATCTATTTGCAATGAAAAGGGCTGGAAAGAGGTGTTTGAGGTTCGTAGTTCTGTATTATGTACTTCATTGAATATATGGGATAAAACACTACGGAAATCACGCAAAATACTTGCTGATGCAGGTTTAATATCTTTCGAATCATGTAGAGATAAGAGGATAGGATGTTATTATTCTTTTCAGACAATCCTAAGTAATGATATGAAATCATCGGTAATATCATCAGTAAATGGTACTGATGAAAATACCGGAGAAAATACGGATGATAACAAAATAAAAGATACTCAATCATCAGTAAATGATACGGTAATTTCTTCGGTACTACGTACTGATGAAAATACCGATGATAAAAATTCTACTCCGGTAATATCATCAGTAAATGGTACTGATGATATTAAAATTTCACCTATTATAGATATTAATAAAACTATAAACGTAGAGAGTCACGCACACGTGCGTGAGACTCCCCCCACTCCAAAGAAGAAATCTCGCAAGGAAAAAGGGGATGAAACTCCATTGGTTTACCCTTTCACTTCGATGGCTTTTATGTCGGCATGGGAGGCACTCCGTAAAACTCCGAAATGGAAGAAGAAGCTTAACTATGCTCTTCAGCTTTCGCTTGATAAACTTTCCAAGTTTGAAGAAGAGTTTGCTATCCGGCAGATCGAAAGAGCTATCGAATCAGATTGGACTGGGGTCGTTTTTACGGGAACTGAACGTGATTATCAAGAATGGTTAAAACAGAAGTATGGAAACAATCAGAACAATCGGGGAGATAATCCCAGTGGTGAAATTAGGTCAGCAGGAATTAAATCAATCTCCTTCGGTTAGGTATCATATTCATGGAAAGGATATAGATTGGGGAGAGAATCGGATAGAATGCTTTTGGAAAAAAGAGTTTATAAACTCCATGAAAGAGGTAGAGCCGGGGTTTATCGTTGATGAACGCAACAAAAATATTTTATCCGAGATGTATAATTATGTCTGGTGTAAAAGCAATCTATTAGATTCCTCAAAAGGTTTGCTTTTATGGGGGCCTTTAGGAGTTGGGAAATCAGTCTTAATAAAGGGGCTTCAACGTTATCTGGGGAAAATAAACCGTTACCGGTATGGATGCAACAACGATAGATTAGGCTTTAAATTTTCTAGTGCTATTGAGATAGCTTTATTATATGCCGAAAAAGGGATGAATGGTATTGCTCAATATACTGATAGAGAATGTATGTGTAATCTAGCGATAGATGAACTGGGGAGGGAACCGGTCGATTCTAAACACTATGGGACAGGTATTAACGTAGTGCAAACCATTCTCCAGCTTCGTTATGAAGTCAGAAGGGAATTTGTAACTCATGCTACTACCAACTTGAATCCTGATACGGAATTTGTCGGTAAATATGAAGGTTATATCGCTGATAGAGTGAAAGAAATGTTTAATGTGATCGAATTGAAAGGCTCATCCCGCAGATGAGAATACTCCTAAAGATCCTCCTTCTCCTAGGAGTTAACATCTTATTTTATCTGGTAGTCTACGCAATATCAGACTACTTAATGGATACAATTAATTAAACAACGAATGATATGAATAAAACTCACGGTTCTTTATTTAGCGGGATTGGCGCTCCTGAACTTGCATCTGAATGGATGGGTTGGGAAAATGTTTTTCATTGCGAGATAAATGATTTTTGCCGTAGCTTTTTAGATAAACGATTTAAAAGTACAAGTTATGCAGATATTACCAAAACAGACTTTAATCTTTGGAGAAACCGAGTGGATATCCTTACAGGCGGTTTCCCCTGTCAAGATGCAAGTAAGGCAAAGCAGGCAGGAGGAAAGGGTCAGCTCGGCCTTGAAGGAGAAAGAACAGGATTGTGGTGGCACATGTGCCGGGCGGTTGATGAGATCCGACCTCTCTGGGTTGTCGCAGAAAATGTTGCCAATATCACAAGAGTTAACAACGGAAGAGACTTTGCAAAAATCCTCCATTCGCTTTCCAGATTGGGGTACAATGCGGAATGGAAGATTATGTACGCTTCAGACGCAGGTGCGCCCCAAAGAAGAGCTCGATGTTACTTGGTTGCTTACTCCGACGGCATCCGATTACCGGAGGGAGAATCTTTCTTCTCCAATGTATGCAAGACGATTGTCAAGGAGCGCAGGCTGTTTGCCGGAACAGCTTTATCGGTTGGGGTTGCGTGGGCTGGTCAACCACCAGTTTGTAGCGTGGGTTATGGGCTTTCCGATAGATCATCTGAATTGTATGGCAAATCTAGATTAAAAGAAGAAGTATTTCATGCTTATGGAAATTCAATGTGCCCACAACTTGTGTATAATATTTTTAAGAGAATAGCAGAATTAGATAATTGATTAAACCTTGCAAGTTCTTGAATGATTATCAAGGATTTGCGTATAACAAGAAAGAAAGGAATCAAATGAAGATAATAGTAAGTTTTTCTGGCGGAAAGGATTCACAAGCTTGCTTGATCCAAGCTGCCAATAAATACGGAGCCGATAAAATAGAAGCCGTTTTCTGTGATACGGGTTGGGAACATCCCGAAACCTATCAACATATTAGTGACGCGTGCAAACAGCTTGACGTTAAATTAGTAGTTTTGAGAAGCAAGAAATATACTGATTTTGTAGATATGTCTATCAAGCGCTCCCGGTTCCCGTCTTCCCAAGGAAGGTTTTGTACTTCAGAATTGAAAATTAAACCGATGATTGATTACATTCTCTCACTTACTGAACCTTGCGTGATTATACAAGGCATCCGGGCAAAGGAAAGTGAAGAGCGTGCTAAGCTTCCCTATGAATGCAATTACTTTGGAGAGTATTACGAACGCATTAAAAAGAATCGCAAAGGAAAGATTGTTGAAGTATGGAAGCAGGATTATCGTAGAAAAGATGTACTTAAATGGTGTGAACACTATGATGCAAGCGTTTCCCGTCCGATTTTTCAGTGGTCGGCACAAGAAGTAATAAATCATATTCTATCTGTTGGACAAAAGCCAAATCCTTTGTATTCTCGTGGATTTTCCCGTGTTGGTTGCTATCCTTGTATTATGTGCCGAAAGCAGGAAGTCAAACTAATTTCAAAAGAAGAGTTCGGGCGTAACCGCTTGATAGATGCAGAGCAAAGGATGAAAGAAGAAACTCCAAGAGGCTCGTCTTTCTTCTCACCCGGTTACATCCCTGATCGTTTCTGTAAAAATAGGACTTATCCAACAGTACAGGAAGTTTTCGAGTATGTGAACCGTAACGATGTCGGTATGGATGATATGTTTGAGCCAGAAGGTGGGTATAGCTGTATGAGTCTTTATCATGGACTTTGTGAATAGGAGTTTAATTTAAAACAGAATAGAAATGAGTAAAATAATTATAGATGGCAAGAAATATGAACGAATCAAAGTTAAGGGGAAAGAAAATTGCAACGATTGCGATTTAGCAAAAAATGTAAGAAGTTTAGCCTCTGTGCCTATTTGTTGGCAGGAAGGAAACGAAAAGATTATAAAATATTGTGAGAATCACCCTGATGTAATATACAAAGAAGTTAAACCATAACAAGAAAATAATGAGCTATGGATTACGATTGCGACTATTGTGTTCATTGTTTAATGAACGAAGAAACGGAAGAGGAATTTTGCGATATAGGTAGAGTTCCTCCTGAGAATGACGAGTGTAAAGGACTTGAATATTACGAAGAAGATTTTAACATAATAGAATAGAAGGGAGCTATAATGCCGATAAGCGAAGTATATAACATGGACTGCATGGAATACATGAAGGATATTCCTGATAAGTTCTTTGATTTAGCGATAGTCGATCCACAGTATGGCATAGACATAATGCACAAGGGGGGGATGCCGAAGCATTTAGGATTTAAGCAGTATGAACGAAAAGATTGGGATATGGAGCCTCCGGGAGAAGAATATTTTCAAGAACTGTTCAGAGTATCTGAAAATCAGGTAATATTTGGAGGAAACTACTTTACTCAACATCTGCCTCCTAAAATGGGTTGGATCGTCTGGGATAAGGGACAACATGGACTAACAATGTCTGACGGAGAATTGGCATGGAGTAGTTTTGATAAGGCTCTTCGGATCATAACTCTAAATCGATGCACAATTGGCGAATACGGTGGAAACATTCATCGCTGTCAGAAGCCGGTTAAGCTATATGCTGAAATCCTCCGGATGTACACCAAAGAAGGAGATAAGATTCTAGACACACATCTTGGAAGTGGTAGCAGTAGGATAGCTTCATATGGGTTAGGTCTCGATTTCTATGCTACCGAAATAGACGAAGAATACTTTCAGGCCCAGGAAGAACGTTTTCGCCGTGAATGTTTCGGGGAAATAAAGACCGACAAAGGAATTCTAGTACAAACAAGTTTATTTGATGTTTAATAAAATGAATACGAATTTTGAAAAATCGGCTAATACTACTGATGAATGGTATACGCCAAAGGAAATTATAGATGCATTAGGAAAGTTTGATTTAGATCCATGCGCTCCGGTTAAACCGCTTTGGAAAACGGCAGAAACTATGTACAACAAAAACCATGACGGATTAACTAAAGATTGGGTAGGCCGTGTTTGGCTGAATCCACCTTATTCCCGTCCTCTTATAGAACGTTTTATTACAAGGTTAGCAGAGCATGGCAACGGTATCGCTCTACTTTTCAATCGTTGTGATTCAAAGATGTTTCAAGATGTAATATTCGAGAAGGCAACAGCGATGAAGTTTTTGCGCAACCGGATTAGATTCTTCCGCCCGGATGGAACACGCGGAGATTCGCCCGGTTGCGGTAGTATCCTAATCGCTTTCGGTGAAGATAATGCTGAGATATTAAGGACTTGCGATATCGCAGGTAAGTATTTACGAATCAATTAAATAAAGAAAAACGTAAAACAGAGTAATATGAAACAAGAATCAAGCGCAGTTAATCCGTATAACGGAGTGTTCGGGCAGCAAGGTTGGATTTGTCCGAAGTGTGGCAGGGTATATTCACCTTTTACCCAAATGTGTTTGTATTGCAAACCCAATAATACAAATACAATTTCTAATACTACCGTCAGTGAAGAAAAATTAAGAGAAAAACCGTAAAACAGAGTAATATGAGACAGGCAGTAGAAGAAGCAGCAAGAGAAAACATTCTGTTTAATCACAGAACAGTTGACAGAACTTTGTCGGGTAAAGATTTGGCAAAGTTTGGAGAGATGAATTTTATTCAAGGTGCAGAATGGCAGGCAAAGCAATCCCCGTGGATAAGCATGAAAGAGCGGTTGCCTGAAGATACAAACGAAAAATTAGTAATGCTTGTAGATGGAACAATAAGAATAGCGCATTATGATGAAGATTACAACGAAGATATGGAATATCACTTTTGGTATGACTGCGCTGCAAGTGAGAGTTATCATAGAGATGATGTAATCTATTGGATGCCTATTCCGTCTTTCGATGAAATACTGGAAGCCAACAAGGATGTACTGGAACGGATTAAAGAGAAAGGAGATTGATATGGATACAAAACGGACATTGTACGAGATAGAAGTAGCTCTATCCAAACATGACAATTTTAATTTTATCCGGAATATAATAGCTTTCAACGTAAACGGATTATCGGAGGCGCTAAATATCTTCCATGAATGTGATATGCTTGTTTTATCAAAGGCAGGATATCTAACAGAAATTGAGATCAAGCGTAGCTGGTCTGATTTCTTAGCTGATTTCAAGAAAGCACATTCACATGGTGGGAACGGTATTATCAAGTATTTCTATTATTGTATTCCAAAATCTTTGCTTGAACGTGCTTATGATAAGCTGGATGAATTAAAAGCTTCCTATACAGGGATAATAACATACGATGAAAACATGAAGATAACACTTCATGGACATAGACGAGTCACTCATGATGGAAATTATTCATATCATTTTGTTGAGCAATACCCATATCGTAAGTTGTTTCTTGAAGAACAGCTTCAAGTGGCTCGTTTCGGTGCAATGCGAGCAATAAAATTAAAGGAAAAGTTAATTAATAGCCATTTGGCGTAAAACTCTACTGGAAATGAGTGAAACGAAAATCATATTAGATGCCTGTTGCGGTAGCCGGATGTTTTGGTTCGACAAGGAAAATCCTTTGACCTTGTTTGCTGACATCAGAGATGAAGAGCATACTCTTTGCGACGGTCGAAGCCTGAAAGTCCATCCGGATATTGTATCTGACTTTACCGATATGCCATTTTTGGATGAATCCTTTAAACTGGTGGTATTTGACCCGCCCCATCTTCTAAAGGTTGGTCAAAATAGTTGGTTGGCCAAGAAGTATGGTAAACTTCCCGAAGATTGGCCAAGGGTGATAAAAAAAGGAATTGATGAATGCTTTCGAGTACTTGAAGATTACGGCGTTCTCATTTTCAAATGGAATGAAGACCAGATAACGGTTAGAGAAGTATTGAAAGCCATCGGACGGCAGCCGTTGTTCGGTCACACCACCGGAAGACATGGCAAGACTATGTGGATGTGTTTTATGAAACTACCAATTTACGAATAACAATGAGTATATTATCAGACGAATGGTGTTGCATGAATTGTGTACACCAAGAAGAATGTTTATTGGACGATCCAGAGTTGAACTTATTAGGATATTGTATGCAATACGAAGACGAAGAATGGGAGGATTAACTATGCCTACAGTATTAAGAGAAACCTATCCAACAGCCAGGAAAGAGCATGGATGTGAGTTTTGTTGCGAAAAGATAGCGATAGGACAAAAATATGTCCGTCAGACAAATGTCTATGACGGAGTAGTGGGCGACTTCATCACACATCAAGAATGTAAAGAAGTAGCCCATGAATTGAATATGTATGATGATTGTGATGACGATGGATTATGCGGAGAACAGTTTAGGGAGGAATTGGACTTATACGTACATGTCAATCATTACGATGATGAAGCGGACGACATCTGTTCTGATTGGCAGTTGAATTACTATGAGATAGCGAAAAAGGTATTGAAAGAACTTAAAAACAAATAACTATGGGATTTACAACAGCAGCGTTTATACGCAAAAATACACCGGAACTCCGGAAGAAATTGGAGGAGTTGGGATATAAATGCTCTTCGTTGATTGAAGATAGACCTTGTTTATTTACAGCATCATATTTAAATGCCTATCATTCTATTCCCCCTGAATGGTTTGATGATGATAATCCTCATACAACGTATAATTGTGCAGGCCGTATTGATTGCGGAACCAACGAAGAGCTTTTCTTGGCTATTGCCGCATTGAGGGATGATACAAATGAAAATCAATGGTTTACCAATGGAGAAGAATGGGCATATCATCCAAAAACAGAATGTTGTTCACCATGTAATACTGTATATAGAACATTAGCTTTTGATTATATACCTAAAGATACTAACATGGTAAATTATCATAAGGCCACAGTGAAAGAGCTAATCGAACACTTTAAAGAGAAGGAGGTGAATCATGGATAGCGTACAGACACAGACCATTTCTATCAAGGGGAATGACGATGCTGTGGCATATATTGATTTTTGTGATGGAGATTTATGTGTTTCTGTTGTAGCAGAAGGCAAACAGGCTGATTTTCACTTTGAACCTATCACTTTGAAAATGTTTGCCCATGCTTATAAGTTACATTGTGAGGAACTAAAGAAAGGAGAATTAGATGAGAAAGTATAGAATATCCAGATACGGTTTGTTTTACCACATATTTGACGTGGAAATGAAAATGTGGTATGGTTGGATCGTGATAAAGAGATTTAAGGCAGATGTAAGCAATGTAGATACAATGATAGATGATATCATTTATTGCAATATGTTAGCTGAGGAACTTTTGGAAAAATTGAAGGAGGAATAACTATGAAATCAAAATTAGTGTTATCAGTCGAGCAAATGAAATATTTGCGGGAACTGGGATTAAATACAAGTGATGCAAGTATGTGTTATTGCTGTTTTTATGGCAATATAGAGGAAGAATGGGAACTTGAAATATATGAAGATGTAATTAATCAAAAAAGAGATAGTACATTTTTGGATATAGTCCCTACTTACACCTTTCAGGAAATTATAGAATTACTGCCGAAAGAAATTAAGACAGTTACAGATACTTATTATCTTACAATATCCACTTATGATTGTGATGTATGGTCTATATACTATTCAATGTCTGATGAATTTGATTACTATAAAGAGTTTAAATCAGATTCATTAATTGACGCAGCCTACGAGATGCTTTGCTGGTGTATTGAAAACGGATATATTAAAATTAATCAGTTATGAAAGCAAGAGTAAAAGCAACTGGAGTTTTAATAGACGTAATTCCGAAATTCAATATAAATGCGCAACATAGTGATGATAATTTATATGTATGCGATAATATGATTTTCAGAGAATGTGACCTTGATTTTTTGAATATTGGAAATTCAGCAATTGATTGGGAACAGAGACGCTATGAAATAGCAAAGGAAACAGTTACTGCAATAATGTCAAATGAAGATTTCTATCATCAGGTTTTATGTGAGGGAGCAGAGCATGGTCAAAGACAAATTCAAACTAATATTGCACGTGCCGCAGTTATATTTGCTGATGCTCTTATTGAGGAATTAAAGAAGGAGGAATAGCCATGCCAATAAGCGAAATAGCAGAATTAATACTTAAAATAGCGTTATTCATCCTCAATGCCACAACCGTTGCCATTGTTGTAATTTTGATAAGCAAATGGCACAGACGCATGGAGGACAAGCTGAATGGTATCAAAAGTTATATTCAGCACGTAACGGATCGCAATGACATCGTATACATCAATCAGCTTGAAGAGATAAAAAGAGTACTGATAGAGTCTGAACGTTACGAAGATGCAGCCAAGATAAGCAAGTGCATTGAGGATGAATACAGTAATCTTAAAAGAAAAATAGAAGACGGAGAATAAATAATTGATCCTTTAAAATGATTATGAAGCAAGAGATAAACAGCAACCTATTGGCGGAATGTATGAAGGAAGCCATGAAAGTGGAATTCCTGGAAACCAGCGAAGAGATAGAATTATATGCTTATGCCCTGTATAATGCGGGAATGTGGGGGAAGAGTGTAAAGTAAAAGAGCGTCACCCGAACCACCAGATAGACGCCCTTCCATAATTCATAGTACAAATATACTATTTACTTCTAAATAATCGTACTATGTTTTCAGAAATATCAGAGTTAAAATCTATTAGAAAGCAAAAATCCATATTGTCAGAAAGAGAGTCTGAATTATCTGCTCCTATTATGTCAGATCTGGATTATATTCCATCCATATATAAATGGTTTTGTGAAATACAGGACTTTAGGGATTGTCCGGGAAATAAGGATAGCGTTCATATCAGAAAGAAGTTTATATTTATTATTCTTTTCCTTTATGCTCCCAGTGTCTTGGCCGGTGGGAGAATGCCCAAAGGACTTCGGGATAAGATTGCCGAGTCGGTAAATATCAGCGATAAAACATTTATTTCCCACAATATCGAAACTGTGGTTGTTCTCTACAATAATTATAAGGACTTTCGGAAGGATATAGAGTATATTTACACTGGAATTATTTCTCGGTTGAAAGACAATGGTATAATAAACAAGGTATGATAAAAAGAGAAAATATAGCAATATCTAAAGTGTATCCCAATGATGGTCAAATAGAGAGATTGCCAAAGAACCCCAGGCTTATCAAAGGAGAAAGATTTCGTAAGCTTTGTAAATCAATAAAAGAGCTTCCCGAAATGACAGAGGCAAGGGATATTCTTGTTTACCCGCATAATAATGGATATATTGTAATTGGCGGCAATATGCGTTTACACGCTTATAGGCATTTAGGATGGAAAGAGGTGCCATGCTGTATTTTACCGGAAAATATGCCGATAGAGAAGCTTCGTCAGATGCTTATTCAAGATAATAATCCATTCGGAGAGACTGACTGGGATATGATTGCCAATGACTGGGATAGCAAGGAGCTCAATGATTGGGGTTTTGAGGTCTGGAAGGAAGCAGAACAGAAGCCAAAGAGTAGCAAATCGGAGGCTCAGTCAGAAGAAGAAAGTGAAGAGGATATAGAGAAGGTTGATTTTTACGATATGATGCTTGGCGACCGCATATATGACAGCAACAATGAGTTTGACATACCGAACCTGCTCATCGACCATCAGCCAACAAGCGGATTGCTTCTTCCGTTTGCCGGGTGGGGAGCGGACACAAGAGCGAAGAAAGGCATATCGACCTATCATTTCTACGTGGAAGATTACCGTTTCACCAACATTTGGAATAATCCCGTTTCGGTATTGGATAGTGGTTGTACCGAATTGGTAGAGCCTAACCTTTCTTTGTTCGATACTACCCCTATCGCCTATGGTTTGCAGCTTATCTACATGAAGCGTTGGATAGCTCGCTTTTGGCAAGAGTGTGGTGCAAAGGTGTATGCTGATCTCAATGTGGCGCAAAAGTTCTATAAGTACAACCGTTTTGGCATTCCTGACGGTTACAACGCTTTTGCCACACGTGGCTATGCTGATAGGCAGGAATATTTGAAGATGGAAATACAAATCGCCCGTGAAATATCAGGAAAGGATAACCCCAACATGATTGTTTACGGCGGTGGTGAGCAAATAAAAGAACTGTGTACACAGAACAATGTGCTTTATGTGGAGCAGTTCATGGCTAACAGAGTGAAGAAAATCAAGAAAGGAGGTAAGAATGGCTAAAACAAGTGGAGGAGTAAGAAGTGGCAGTTCCTCACGAAGTAGTGGAGGAAATTATCAAGCGTCTGTGGCAGTACAAAACCGACAAGGGGATACAAGGTGGTTGCAAAAGAGCTTCCGTACACAATCGCAAGCGGAAAAATGGATTGATAAGGTGGCTTCTCGTTTTGACAGTCCGGCAAAATCGGGCTTTGCGACAACGGCAGCCATTGACAAGGACACAAAACGCGGCACTCAATATGATATCTATAACCGTGATTTGACTCGTGAATTTGAAAGGAAAGACGCACGGGAGTTTAGAGCTGGACGTGGTGGATATGTGGGGGTGACTCCGCAAAAAAAGAGGAGAAAACGATAATGGCTAAGACTTCGGGAGAAATAAGGGGCGGTGGTGGTAAAAACAGAAGTAAACAAGAAAGAGCGATTGCCATAGCAGAAGAAACTATAAGGCGAAATAAATATGAAACGGCTGTTGCATACGATAGTAAAGGAAATTTATTGCTGAACAAAAAAGGTGGTTCCCGTTCTGTTAGATTTACCAATAGTGAAATTGCAAAAGCAATAATAAGTATTTGAATAATTAAAATCAACCGTTAAACAAGCGTTTTGGCAGGAGAATACGAACATATTAAAGGCAAAGGCAACCGCTTTTCGAGTACCAACCAGCCCGCAAACCGTGGCAGGAAGCCCAAACTATACACCATTGCCAAGAAAGCCTACAACGTGTCGCGTGAGGAATGGAACGAGGTCAAGTTGTACCTTCTTCAGTGCACGCCGTCGGAAATAGATAAAATCATAGACAAGAAAGACACTCCTATGTGGGTGCTTATCCTTGCAAGAGGGTTGAAACGGAACGCGGCAAAGGGCATAACTGACGTATTGGATGGCATGGAAGATAGGCTGTTTGGACGTGCGCCTATTGCACAGGATGAAGACAGCACCTTGTATTCCGAAAACGGTATCGACATAGATAAATGGATGGAGGAAAACGAAAGTGAAGATTGAACCGCAAAAGATATATGCACCTTTGTACCGCAACAAGGACAAATTTATTATCCTTGTGACCGGAGGGCGTGGCAGTGGAAAGAGCTTCAATGTTTCCACCTTCATTGAAAGACTTCTTTTTGAGGTTCGCCATCCTTCACCTGCAAAAAGGATTGTACACCAAATCCTATATACACGCTATACGATGGTTTCCGCTCATATATCCGTTATTCCCGAATTTATGGAAAAGGTGGAATTGGACGGACATTCCAAGTTTTTCAAGAGTACAAAAACTGATGTAAAGAACTTGCGAAGCGGTGGATGCGTAATGTTCCGTGGAATCAAGACTTCTTCGGGAATACAAACAGCCAAATTAAAATCCATACACGGTATTACTACATTTGTGGTTGATGAAGCAGAGGAGTGGGTTTCAGAAAAAGAGTTTGAAACAATCATGCTTTCAATCCGTCAATTAGGAATACAGAACCGTATCATTATAGTGATGAACCCTACGGATAACAATCACTGGGTTTATAAGCGGTTTATCGAGAAAACTCATAAGCTGGTAGAGATTGACGGTGTACAGGTTCAAATCTCCACTCACCCGAATGTACTTCATATTCACACTACCTATTTTGATAATTTGGAAAATCTTTCACCGGAGTTTCTGAAAGAGGTTGAGGATATGAAAGTAAATGATCCAGATAAATATGCTCACGTGGTTATCGGCCGGTGGGCTGACGTGGCGGAAGGTGCTGTGTTCAAGAAGTGGGGCATTGTTGATGAGTTTCCGATTTGGTGCAAAAAGGTTGCTTTTGGGCAAGATTTCGGGTATACTCATGACCCGTCCGCCTCTATTCGCTGCGGAATTATTGATAATGCTTTGTACTTGGATGAAATAGATTACCGTACCGGGCTTCTTTCCTCTGATATCATTAAAACGCTTCGTCCATGGGGATTGAAGGTTATAGCCGATAGTGCTGATCCACGGTTGATTCAAGAGATACACAATGGAGGGATAAAAATATATCCTGTCGAAAAGGGTTCGGGTTCTATTAACGCAGGTATAGACAAAATGAAGACCATGGAGATTTTTGTAACTAAACGTTCATACAATCTTCAAAAAGAACTACGGAAATATGTGTGGGCTAAAGATAAGGATGGGAACTATATAAATGAACCGGAAGATCATGATAACCATGCCATCGATGCAGCTCGTTATTATGTATTGGGTGAGCTTCTTGGTAAAATTCAGAAACCCAAGGATTATTCGGGGATTTTTGGACGTTAAAAATATATCAATATGACATTAGAAGAGATTTTATCATTAGAAGATGTAGATCAGAAGATCGAATATTTGAAGAAAGGACGTAAAACGGAGGAACCCAATACCGGTGAAAACTGGAAGGATTGGAACGCTGATTTGCATGAAATCATTGTGGATAAAGAAAAATACCCGGACATCGAAGTTGTTGAAGAGAAGGAAAGGGAAGAATGGAATGATAGTACCGGTAAAAGCACTACTATCCCAGCTAAAAAACGTACAGAACCGTGTAACCGTATATCTATTCCGTTGGAGCAAGATATAACCAATATTCAAACAGCGTTTACAGTAGGGGTTGAGCCTAAGATGGATTGCGTTCCGTCAAATGAGGATGAAAATGGGTTATTTTATGCTATTCAACAAGTATTGAAGAAGAATAAAATAAAATACCAGAATAAACGTATCGTTCGTTCTTGGCTTTCTGAACAGGAATGTGCCGAATACTGGTATGCAGTCAAAGATGATTCGTTCTGGACTAAATTCTGGAATAAAATACAGAGGGCTTTCGGAGGAAGTGTAAGACCGCAAAATAAGCTCCGCAGCGTAATATGGTCTCCGTTCAGGGGAGATAAACTTTACCCTTTCTTTGATGATGCCGGAGATTTGGTTGCTTTCTCACGTGAATATAAAAAGAAAGATCTGGACGATGTAGAAATAGTATGCTTTCAAACTGTTACTGCTACCCATGTTTACCAGTGGGAAAATACGAATGGGTGGGAAGCGGTAGAAGAGAAGTCTTTCAGGCACGGGTTCAAAAAGCTACCTGTTTTATATGGTTATCGTCCGGAGACTTATTGCCATAAGATAAAGACCATACGGGTACGCATTGAGAAGATATTATCAAGTTATGCCGATTGTATAGACTATCACTTCTTCCCGTATTTAATGCTCTTTGGGGATGTGTCAGGCTTTACAGGAAAGAAACGAAACAGGATCATACAATTGACCGGAGATAAGGCGAACGCTCAATATCTGACCTGGAATCAGGTTCCTGATACGGTTAAATTGGAACTTGAAGGGCTTACTAACAGGGCGTACGATCTGACGAATACTCCACGTATATCACCGCAAGAGTTGAAAGGTCTTGGAAATGCCATTTCAGGGAAAGCGTTCAGGTATATTTTTATGGGTGCGCACATGGCGGTATCTAATCATGCGGAAGTAATTGGAGAGTTCTTTCAACGGAGGGTAAACTTTTTGGTATCAGCTTTGGCGGATATTAACCCATCCGAATTTGACAAGGCGTCCCAGACTATTGATATTGACGTGGATTTGGCTCCGTATATGATTGATGATATTGATGAACGAGTAGCAACGGCAGTTAGTGCAATAGAAGGTAAAGTATGGTCCCGGAGAGAGGGAATTTTGTTTGCCGGTAATGCCGAAAGGGTGGATGAAGTCCTGAAAGAGATTGAGGAGGAAGAAAAGAGTGAGGTTTCTATATCTTCTGAATCAGTCAAAAAGAACAGAAATGAGAGTGTGTAGTCAGAAAAAATACGGGGGTTATACAAAAAGTGTAGGAAATATAGAATAAAATAGTGAGTTGCTATAAGTTTACTAGTGCATAAGTCGGTTTTAGTCCCAAAAGACAAATAAACCACAATTCGCTTATTGTGGTTTTCCAGAAGTGAAAATTTTAGGCTTATAATTGGATATGAAATAAATTTGTGCATAGAAAATAATACGGCTATCCTCACGGCTGAAAGATATAACGCCATCGGTGAGAAGTGAGGAACTTGCCTTTGGCGCTTTTTTATATGCCAGGCGTGGCAGGTTCAGCAGGTCGGTAAGGCGTGAAGAGGTTCGAATCCTCGCTTGCTACAAAGTCGGACAAATTAAAATCCCCAAAAGCGGAAGTGTCCGAGCCGCTAATGGGGATAGTATTAACTATTTAATAATGCAAATCTATGAAAAAGAAAGCAGAAATTAAAAAGTATGATGCTAATATTTTAGAAAATATTGGTAGAGATGGAGATTTATTATCTTTAACTGATCTTTGGAAAATTGCAGGTAGTCCACAAGGTAAAGAACCTGCTCAATGGTTAAGACAAGAAGTAACTCAACAGTTGATTGAAACTGTAAGCGGTATTTTAAATGTGTGTCAGAACCATATTATAAAGTCAAAGCGCGGGAAATCAGGAGGTTCGTATGCGCACAGACAAATATCACTTGCTTATGCTAAGTATTTAGACCCTGCACTCCACGTATTGGTCAATGAAGTTTTCTTTCAGCATATCGAAGAAGAAAAGAATCCAGACCTAATAGGCCAACGATACATAAAAGCGTATGAAAAGAGAGGAAAGTCTGCTGATTGGACTGCTGAACGCCTAAAATCTATCGGAACCAGGAATATGTTCACAAGAACATTGGCGGCTCATGGCGTATCCGGGGATGGATTTCGTAATTGTACCAATGCCATATATGAACCTCTTTATGGAGGAACTACTAATGTGATCCGGGCAAAGAAAGGGCTTTCTAAAAATCAAAGCATACGTGATAACATGAGTAAGGTTGAGCTTGCAGCAGTCGGTCTAATTGAAGCTCTCGCTTCTGACGAAATAGAAAGAAAAGATATTCAGGGAAATGCGGATTGTGAGATAACTAGCAGAAGATCTTCACGTACTGTCGCAAATGCACTGATTGAACACAAAAAGTATATTATTTGATTTGTCCGGAAATAAAGAAAGGGCAGCCCTAAGCTACCCTTTCCCGCTGATTGGCGTCAACTAATGTGCCGGACCGAAGCCCCTGACACTAACTTATTTTGCTTTCTCTATTCTCATCTTTATTATCCTTGGAGCCGTTGAGTTCTTTATTCTTGTCTCGTTCTCCAACTCCTTAACCCTTTCCTTTAACTGCAAGTATTCATCAGTCAGTAATACAATTCTTTGCAGTAAAATTTCGTATAAGTCCATAGTGATATATTTTTATTAGTGTGATTCGTGTGATTCGTTTAATTTTTCGATATAGTTGTGGCTGTCCGGCATTGAAACGGACCGCTATAAATGTGCGATGTGTGTTATACTATCTTGGCTAGCTTTCCGTCAGAAGGTTTTCCGCCAAACAGGTGGTTCAGATAAGCCAATCCCTTTTGTGTAACTAGCACTTTGGTTACGACAAATCCCGGATGATTGTTGCGCTCGATGAATTTCTCCTTCATCTCGAAGTATCCGGCATCAATAAACCTCTGTTTGGGTTCGTTGCGGTTGGCGAAGAATACGCCCGCTTTCCTTAGCTTGTCGAATAGGGTATTTCGCCCGAATCCGAGCTTTAGGATCTTGGCGGACATTCCTATGTCTACCTTGTCGTCGGTGGCGAAGGCTGCGTCGGCAAAGGCTGCTTTTGGCTGGAGTTTGGCGTTTTGCTGTTCTAGTTGCTTCTTCTCCTGTGCCAGCCGTTGCTTTTCCTCTTCCGATGATACGAGGGCTTTCAGGGCTTCGAGGTAGGTTTGGGGAGTTTGAGGTTTGCGCTTCTCTAGTTCGAGTTGTTCCCAGCGATCAATAATCTTCTCACGGAGTACTGCGTCGTAGCCGGAGGCGAGGATCAGGCATCCTTTCTTGGTGAGTTCGAAGCAGGGGAGTTCTTTATATCCTCCTCTTGGCTGTGGTTGCTTGTAGGATGTCTCCACAAAATTGTGGTGTGATACTCCTTGTTTTAGTAAGTTCCTGATGTCTCGCAAGATAGCATCATGTCTTTTGCCTGTAAGTTCAGCTATTTCAAGCGAACTCATTCTATCCGTGTCGTGGATTAACGTCGCCATCAAACTACTATTATTTGTTTGATGATGATTGTCGATATTGTTGAACATAACAATAAATAAAAAAGGTATATTGCCTTTCCCGCTGTTCAACACATATCGACTATGCTGTGGTTCCATTATAGTTCCACACGGGGGTACAATATACCTCAATATTTTAAATACAAGCATAAAAAATGCCTGCATAAGAATGCAAGCTCCGCCTGCACAGTCGATTTAAATATGTTGAACGCCGCAAACATACAAACTATTTTTGAAAAAAGCAAGGAAAAACAACTTTTTTACCTTCAAAGTAAAGATATATGTTGATTTCCTTGCATTTATGAACAGTTGTCATTTATTTTGCTTTTGTACAACCATAATACACACAAAATATGAATAAAGCATTTCTAATATTTGCCTTGCTGTTTCTTATTGGATGCAGCGAAGAAAGCGATCCTGTTCCAGAGAAAAATAATGAGGAAAACACGGAATCCTGTGATAATAATGCATTTTTAGTTAATGGTTTTAGCTGTAATATTGATTTTAATGAAGAAAATTACACCATAAAGGTTAGTAAAGATAATGAATTCCTTTTTGAAGTGTCCGAAGAAATAGGAAAAGGGACTAAGTTGGATATAGATTTGGGATATGGAAATAAAAAAGATGTTATCGCTTCGTATATTAAAATTTTTGATATTCTTCAATATGAAAATACATATTATCTATTAGCAGATTTAAGAGACCAATCTGATATTTTGAGTTTTTGGGGAATTAGAAAGTTATATTCTTACGAGAATGGCAAGGTTCATGCAGTAACATTGAATACTAGTTCTTACTTGCCTACGGATATGGCATTTTGGTTTGATAATAGTATACATGTATCTGAAAACTATTCCGCATATCCAGAAGCAACCGCTTCAGAAGGACATGTGTATGATAATGAATTAAATCTTATAAGCAAACATACTCATTATGGCAAAGTTTTAGATTTGTATCATGTAATAAATGTAAGTGGAGGGGAGGGAATTCATGCTAAAAATCCTTTGAGGATCAGTTGGTATGATATTCGCAACTCTTCCCATTATATTTGGCAATACATGTGTGATATTAATAATAATGAGTTTGTCATAAATAGTTGGGAGTCTTCCTATTCCCAGAATAATACCATTCTTGTTACTATAAATATCACGTATATAACGGAAGAAAAAGAGGTCTTAAATTTTGAATTTGACAAGGAGACAGGAGAACTTATTAAATAAACACATAAAGTACACACAACATGAAGAAAATTTTATTCCCTTTAGTAGCAATATTGCTATTAGCAGGCTGTAGTTCTAGTGAAGATGTAATAGATGAACCGGAACCTCCAAAATATAGTATCAATAGTACGGTTCAAGTAGGTGATATTAAACTACAATCTTATATTTTTGAAGGAGATTATTATATAGAGGCTATTGACGAATCAGGCAACAAGGCTTTTACTATCAAGGATAAGGCGGAAGGGTATATTGAGGACTTAGGGTTTGGAGAAACTAAAGAATACCCAGTTAATGGATGTTTCATTTTAAGTGCTTTAAATAAGAATGATCATCTCTATATATTGGTCAGTTTATATGGCGCTCAGGTTGCTCATCCTCATAAATTTATGTTAAAAGTAAGAGAAGGTAAAATAGTAAAAAAAGAATATTTAGACATATATGATTCTCAAAGTCCATCCTTGCGCTTTTACCCCGAAAAAATAGCAGAATGGTATGGAGAATATATTGTGATATATTCCACAATAAGAACTAGTGCATATTTTATCTCTGTATTAGATAAAGATTTAAATATTATATGGAAAAATCTAACTGGGTTTATGCATACAGAGAAATTTATTGCCTATATAGAGCAGAAGAACTATATAGCTTTATCTGTAAAGAATATGGTTTATATAGCAGGCAATACTGTAAATTGTGTAGATATATCAGAATATAGATACTTAGAATCTTTTGTCTGGCAGACTACATTTACCGATGAAGAAATAAGAGTAGACAAGACCTCATATTCATTGGAAGGAGACAACGTAATAGTAGACGTTGAAGCAACCACTAAGGCAGGAGAGAAAAAGAAATATCATCTGGTATTGAATAAGGCGACAGGCTCTCTGCTTAACTCTGAATCCTAACCCTCAAATAAAATATAATCATGAAAACATCCAATTACGCCTCCAGATTATCCGTCAGCTGTGGCAAGAACACGGACAGCATGGAGAAACTTGCAAATTTATGTGAGCAAGAAGCCGAAAAGCTAGTGAAAACGCTGGATATTGCCGAGGGAGATGCAATATCCGTAATTTTTTCTACAATACCAGGTCCCGGATTCCCTGAACTTATCTGTGTGGGAGTATTCAGTAGGGACGAGAGTGAAAAGATCGTGTACGAACTAGATTTCTCGGAGTCAACATTGTAACTCATTCCCGCCCCTATTGCGAAGGGCGGTTTTTGTTTCTAATATTATCTTAAATAAATTCGCTAAATGTGCGAATTAAAAAATAAAATACTATCTTTGTAGCATTAATAAACAGCTATGAATGTAGAATTTGAAAAAGATTATTTAGCGGACTTATACGAAAAAGGTAAAACGACCGATAAAAAACATCGGTTTCAACCTAATATAGTAAAGGGATATTTAAAGTGCGTGAAAGTCTTGATGAGTATCTCCAGAATGGAGGATTTATTCACTTTCCAATCTTTAAATTACGAGAAGTTGAAAGGTGATAAAAAGGGGATTTCTTCTTTGCGTATAAACGATCAATATCGTTTGGAATTTAGGGAAATACCTAGTCAAAGCGATCAATCAATAATAGAAATTTGTTCAATAGTGGATATAACGAATCATTATAAATAAGGATATGGGAAAATTAGCAAACAATTTACAATCGTTCATTCCGTACCATCCCGGAGAGTTGGTAAAAGATGAGCTGGAATACCGATCTATAAAGCAAAAAGATTTTGCCGAGAAGTTCAGTATTTCTTATAGTGTGCTGAATGAGGTTCTAAATGGGAAAAGATCCATAACTTCAGAATTTGCATTAGTTCTGGAAGCTGCTTTAGGGATTAAGGCAGACGTTTTGGTTAGGATGCAGACAGATTATAATTTGGATATAGCTAGAAGTAGCGATAAGATGAAGGAAAAGCTGAATAATATAAGAAAAATTGCGGCAGCATTATAATATTAGTACAGCTCAGTTTTGATTAAGCATTATCAAGATCTTTTGTTTGACGACATTCTGTACTGGATACCTCGAAAGAGGTGCTTTGGAAAGCCCGAATATAATCGGGCTTTTTTGTTTTAATATAGCTGTTATTAGTGTTCTTCTTCTATCTGATAGCCAGCTAGAAGTTAGTGCTATTAGTGAGCGAAAAGCTGGTGCTGAAACTGTTAATAATCTAAATATTACTTAAAAGATTTATGTAAGGCTCTTGATAAGACTGTTGTTTGATGTTGTTGTTGTATATTTGCACGTCGATATGTACGAAACACATAATTATATAGCAATAACACTTACTAGAAATATAGATTGTCTTACAATTAATTATTTCTATGAAAGGAGATAAACATGAAGCCATTATTGTACACGCAACACACACTGATGATAGAAAATCCTTCTAAATCACTTCTCATGCTTACTAATCAGCTAAGGGATAAGAAGATATCCCATTTAGAAAGAGAAGATTTTTTTATTTTCCCCAATAAATAAATTCTAAAACAATAATCCTAGTGAGAGATACCTTATATGTATTTAATAGGATTTGGCGACATGTATGAATGAACTATATGATAAATCTGAAATAAACTTGGAAGCTGCTATTAAGTTGCATGAGGCAGGAATGTATGATGCAGTTTGTCATCCTTCATATTACTCATGTTTGCAATTAATGAGCCATAAATTAATAAGAAAGGGAATGTCTCTATATGAACAAGGGGTAAAAGCTTCTGCTGATTATAATGGTCATTCCCACAAATGTTTAATATATGAAACATGTAAATTTCTGAGATTTGAAGGGAGTAGGGATAAACAAAATTACATCAATAGCGTTAAACAATTAAAGGAGAAAAGAGAAGATGCAGATTATCATGAAATAAGAATATCACCCGATCAAAGTGATAAATGCATTAAATTGGCTAAAGATATAAGACAAAAAATAAACTCAATATAATATGGATGAAAGAATAGACAGAATTAAGGCATTTCTAATTGAAATGAACTCTAAATTTAATAATTTAAAGTTTAGATGTGGACACGGTTCTTCAAACCATACATTTATTATTGAAGTAGCCCCCTTGTCAGAGTTTAACAATAACGAAGATTATGCGAGAGAAGAACTTTGTTTCGCTACACAATTTGATATTGATTATGCTGATTATGATATAATATTTGTATCTGAAGAAGATGTATGTAAAGCCCAAGATATATTATTTGAGATAGGGTATGATTCTCCTATAGAATATAAGAAAAATAACACTATCTTTGATTTTAATTTTGATTCTTGGCTTATAGAACAAAAGGAAGAAGAAATAAATTACGCATTAGCAGCATAAGTATGGAAGAGATAAATAAATCAGAATTTCGTTTTGACGGATATTTAATAAGAGAATCATCTATTAAAATAAATAAAGAGGTGAATGATGGTACCGAATTAGGTATATCAATTATTCCTAGAGGAGTGAAACATAAGGAAAAATTCATGTTAACTCTTGAAGTTTCTGTAAAAGATAAGGATGGAGATTTTTCTGTGGATTTAATAACAGAAGGTTTTTTTACTTTTAAAGAAAACTTGGATATAACGAAATTGGGTACATTTTTCACCATTAATGCCCCCGCATTAATATTCCCTTATATCAGGGCTTACATTTGCATGCTTACATCATTGTCTGGAGCAGGTAGTGTTGTCCTCCCAACCTTGAATCTAGTAGATGTTGGTAGAGAGCTGGCTGCTAAAATAATTGATAAAGATAAAGCGGACTAACCTCCGCTTTTCTTTTGCCGTTTTATCTCATTTCCCTTCTAAAAAATAAACTTATAACAACTAATTTCCCACAATTGCTCAATTGTGGTTTATCCCTCATATAATAATTTTATAGCTTTCTTCTTTGAGTGTAACTTTATGCTGTTGAAAATCAAAACTAATTCATACAGTATGAAAGGAAAAATCTTAGTAGCGCTAAAAACGAAGTATAAAACCTTTGGGTTTGGTGATAAAGCGTTTGACGGGGTGGCTGACTACTTGTCTAAAACCGTAACTGAAGAAAGTCAAATAGAAACTGCTATTAGTGGGGTCGAAGGACTTCTGAAGGCTTTTCAAGGAGACATTGATACTGTTAGAAACGAAAAATCGGGTCTACAAAAACAATTGGACGAATTGAAAAATAAAATCGAGAATCCCAATACTAACCCAAAACCGAAGCCGGAAGAAGAGAAAGATGATATAGCGACCATCATTGCGAACGCAGTTAATGCAGCCGTTAAACCTCTTTCTGATAAGCTTACTCAATTTGAAACAGAGAAGACACAAGCCACTCGTCAAGAGCAAATCATAGGTAAAGCGAAGGAGTATGGTATTCCCGAAAACCTTGTTCCTATGTTGAATATTCCCGAAGATGTAAACTTGGATAACTATTTCAAGGATGCAAAGCAGACGTTTGCCAACGCAGGATTTCAAGATGTGAGAACTCCCGAATCGGGAAGCAATGAGCAAAACAATTCAAATGACATTGCCGCCCTGATAAACAAGGGAACTGAAGAAATTAAAAACTCTAAACAGGATTAATTATGCCAGCAGGTTTTAAGTATGATTTAAATCCGATTGAGAGACAAATGCCGGAAATGTGCCGTTTTGAAACGGTTTATAGATATTCCGGTGGTTTCAATCTGGATATTTCGAATTTGACAGGGGTTGCGCAGATCCCGCCTCTTACCCCTTTGGTTCTTGATTTTGTGAAACGAACGGCAAAAGCTGTTTTGAACGTTGAAGTAGCCGAGAAGATCACTGCCGGTTCTACTTCGTTGAAGATCAAGAAAAATTCTCTTGCGTACGTCGGTATGCATATTGGTAATGGTACAAATGGTGGTACAATTGAAGCTATCGACAAAAGTAATGCGGAATATGATACCGTTACTCTGGCCGCTTCGCCAACGCTTGCCGCAGAAAAGGATGCGGTATTGTTTGAAGCTACTGCCGCAGCCGGTGAAACGGCAAAAGCAACAGCAACAGCTTTAAATTATGCATGGACTAAAGTAGAAGCGGGTGCAACTGTTACCGCTATAGGCCAAGCGTACGAGATCAGACCGACAAGACTCATTGTTCCTATCTCCGATAAGGATAAGGAGACTTTGGGTGACAGATTCATGTTCACTTATTAAAGAAAGGAGGAACTATGTATTTGACTATTCAAACATTACTGAATGATCCGGGAGTGGTGAAAGCGGTTATCGACCGTGTGCAGGCTCTAAGACTGGATCAAATCTTTTGGAAAAAGCACCTCGATTTTGAGGAAACGAAATCCCGTGTGTTCAAAACATATTTGGGAACAGTAACGGGTGTTGTTGCCGGTTCTGTAATTGACCGTAACTCTAACAAGCCGTTAAGAGAGCGTAAATCTTTGGGTTCTGGATATGGCGAAGTTGCCTATATGGGGGATAGATACCAGATGGACAACGATAGACTCGATATGCTTCAAGAACTAATCAATAAGTTCAATCAGGCGAAGACACCAGATCAACGGGCTGCACTGGACGATATTATCAACTATATTGTAGATGATATGCGTCAGGTATTGCTTGCTCCACACAAACGTATGGATATTGTGGACGGTGATCTTCGTTCTGATGGTAAAGCATCGGTAAAGGTAGACGATAATCCGCAAGGAATTGAATTGCTTGAAATGGAACTTCCGGTTCATCGTATCACTCCGCAAGTTTCAGACAAACTGAATTTTGTTCGTTATCTTATGGAGAAAACCGTTGAATTACGTACTAATTTCGGCATGTTCGTTTCTATGGAAATGTCCCGAAAGACTTTTATCAAAAGCATTATTGGATCAAAGGACTTCGGAGAATTCTACAAACAAAGCTTTGATTCTAAAGAAGTCCAACTGTCTGCCGGGCTTATGTCTAGTGAGATGGCGACCACTATCTTTAGAGGATTGGGCTTGCCGCCTATCGTAATCAACGAAGATTTGGTAGAATTGTCAGACGGCACTTTCAAACAGGTATTTAAAGACAACCGTATTTCTTTGTTTACCACTCCTAAACAGGGAAAGATGCGCTGGCATACTCCGTATGAAATTACCGATCCAGTTCCGGGAAAGACTTACACCCGTTCAGAAGGTGGTATGTATATTTCCAACATACGTACGGATGAAGGCAGGTTCATGGAATATGGAGCCGAATGGATCCCGGAATTTACATCTCCCAATAAGATTGTAATTTTTGACCTGGATACGATGAATGCGTAAGTATGATAATTAGTGACTACATAAAGCAAAAGTTTCAGTCATTCGGCATATCATTGTCGGAGGCTGACTTGGTAGAGATGAATCTTTCTTCAGGGGTTGATCCAGACGGGGAAATGACTGAAGACAATTTACAGTCTATCTCTGTTGCGATTGCAAGATTTATTCCCTCCTTATTGCTTAGAGCTACTTCTAAATCGGTATCAGAAAACGGTCATTCAAAGTCTCTTTCTTGGGATATTTCCGGGATAAAGTCATACTATTCTTTTTTATGCAATAAGTATGGACTGAAAGATGAACTGAATACAGATAAACCTAAAGTAACATTTTGGTGATATGCTAGAAGAACATCCGCATAAATTGCAATTACAGGTTATTACTCCGGAAGAGAATGACGAGTATAACCGACCAATACCGGAAACCGGTGGAGAGTATTGGCAGGATGTAACAGATTGCTTCTGCCATGACAACTCCCAACAGAAAGAAGTTTCTGTCAATGGTGAACGCTGGGTATATAATTACCATGTGGTTTATGAGGGTAAAAAGATTATTTTAGGATCTCATATCAGATGTCTGGACACCGAAGGGAATATTGTAGGAGAGGGAGATGTGAAGAAGAATGCCGAATGCTATTCGGAGGAGTTTAAGGGTAGATGTGATATTTGGGTATGATTGTAACGACTGACATAGCGAATATTATTTTTAAAGATTGCAAGTCTTTTGGAATCTCTGAAATGTATCAACGGGGAAATATCCCTGAAGGTAAAGTAAAGACCGAAAGAATTGTAATCTACCCCAAAACTCAACAACCGGATGCTTACTGGGAAAAAGGATATGTTGAAGTAAACTTCTGCGTTCCTGTAACAAGGTCTGAAAAAGCAAGCTTGATTCGCTTGAATGAGCTGGAACGGAAAGCAAAGACGTTTTTTAAAGATGGTGTTGTTTCCCAATATGACGGCTCCTGGTATCGTTACTCTTCTGAAAGTATCGGAATAGAAGAAGACAAAGAATTATGTTGTTACTATGTAAATGTGAAATTATTATTTGAAACTCTAAACGTAAATTGAAAAGATATGAAACCGTTTATTGGAATTAAAAAGATTTGGTACGGTGATGTTATAACTTCTGCTGTGACTAAATCAAGTCTTAAAACGTGGTTAGGTGCTGCTACGGAAGTTGAAAACTCTCATCAAGATACTTGGGCGTATACAGAAGATGATCCGACCTATACCGACTATATCAACGAGTTGAATGGTAGTATCTATTATCGTGATGTTACTCAAAAAGGAGCTAAAACAATTGCTTTCACTATGGGCGTTTTCTCTTTTGATGATAAAGTAGAATTGGAAGGTGGTGAAAAGGTTGATACTGATGCAGGCTGGGCTTCTTCTGACACTCCGGGAATTGTAAATAAGGCAATCGTAGGCCAAACAAAAACAGGAAATTATATCGTATTTACCAATGCTGCTGTTATCGCAAAAGGTAATGCGGTAGAAAAGAATATCGGTCTGGGTGTAACAGCGGTGGCTATGGAAAATCCTAACTCCGGTGTTAAGAGCGACTATCTGTTTGATGGCGAAAAGGTAGATGCTGCATGAACTGATGAAAAAGTGGCGATTGCTTCTTCTGAATCGGCTACTCTAAATAGTTATTCAGCTGGATCAAGGCGGGTGAACGCTGGGAGTGCTGTAAACTATGGCTCTTCAGGAGAAGATGGAAAGCAACCGTCAGAGACATTATCTATATTGTAAAGTGGTGAGGGGTGAGGATTTGTGTTTCTCGCCCCCTTTTAATAAATATCATTATGAATAAAGCAGCTATACTTGTATCTGAAGCTATCACAGGCAAAGATTTCATTCCTATAATTGTAAACGGGAAAATGTACCGTGTAAACCCGCCTACTATCCATAAAATCGCTGGCGCCTCGGCTTATCTTGCTATTCTAGAAGATAGCAAGGATATTGCGGGTATTGTTTCTTCGTTAAAGGATATTTCCGTCGCTTCTCGTGCACTTTCTTGGTTTATTGAAGGGGATGATAGTCTTGAACATGAATTATCAAAGGGAACACTGGAAGAAGTGCTCTGTGGGCTTACAGCCGCTTATTCTCTAATCTCTGTAGAAAATTTTACAATGCTGTTGGATTTAGCAAAGAACGTAGCAAATCTGACAGCAAAACAGAAGTTATAGGAAATGATTGTATGTTAGGGCAAATTGCGTCGTTCATGGAAAATCTTCATCTCTCTTACGATGAAGTAGTTTATAAAATCCCATATCGCAATTTGATCATCATGCAAAAAGATAAGTTGCACGCTGTATACGATGGGGAGGTGCTTAAGGAAGTATCTGATAAGGATTTCTTTGGTGAAAATATAAAATTTGATAAGTAATGAAAGTAACGGTTGATTTGTCGGGTCTGGACGAGTATGTTGAAGAGGTGGACGAGTATACAAATGAGCTTATGAAGGAAGCGGCGCATAATGCAGTTGACACTCAAAAGGAAAGAAATGTGAGTAGCAAGAAAACTTATCAGAACCATACGTGGAATCTTCGTAATGCTCCGGGGGCTGCTGTAGTTCGTGATGGGAATATCGTTTATCTATATGTCCCGGCAGATAGCGAACATGCGGGGGCCAAAGGCAAGACAGAGAACTTGCTTATATATGGGAAGCTACCCAAAAACGGTGTTGTGTTCGCTGATGGAATGGAGTATGCGAGCTTTGTTTCTAGCAAGGGTTTTGACGTTCTGGATTCGGCAAGCCTAACCGTGGAGAAAGAGTTAAAGGAATCATTTGGTAACGAAAACGTAAAAGTCACATGGCAGGAATGAAATTTACCGCAGATGTTAATGTCGAAGACATTATAAAACTGCGTCAAGAAATAGATAAATTGAAGAAGTCTCTAATTGCTGTTGCGGGGATACCAAATAGTGATGTGGCTATAAAACAATTAGAGAAAGAGATAGCGGTGGCTACTAAAAAATTAGAAGAGTATAAAAACAAATACCTTCAAATCCAAAAGCTGAAGCATGACATTGATTCTTCCAATGATGCAGTCAAAAAGGCAAAGGACGAAACAGCCGCATTGCAATCCACAAATAAATGGATTGTGGCCAATACAGAAGCCGTAATAGAAACGGATAAGCAGATAAAACAATTAAAGAAAGATTTTAGTGCGCTTTCTGATGAAGAGAAAGTAGGAGATACTGGTACAGCAAAAATTCGCCAGATTCAGCAGTTGGCTGCTCAAAGATTAGTAGAGGAAGAAGCTGTCAGAAAAACGATTAAAGCACAAAAAGATCAGATAATTCAAAGTAATGCAGAAGAAGGTAGTATTACGGCATTAAGAAAGCAATTGATTCTTTTGATAAAGGATTACGATGATCTTGGACGGGTAAGAAGGGGGGGAGATGCCGGAAAAGCATTGCTAACCCAAATATCGAACGTTCAAAAGGAATTAAATGCAGCAGAGCAAGCTTCTGGAAGATTTCAGAGAAATGTAGGTAATTATGCAAGTGCATGGAATGGACTCGGTAATTCAGTGCAACAGGTAGCCCGTGAACTTCCTTCACTAGCTGTAAGTGCAAATACTTTTTTTCTTGCAATATCAAATAACCTTCCGATATTAGTTGATGAAATAGCAAAAGCTAGAAAAGAATATGCAAATTTCAAGGCAGAATTAAAAGCAGGAAATAAAGATGTCAAGGCTGTTGCTCCCGTATGGCAACAGCTTACAAGATCTATTTTAAGTTGGCAGACCGCTCTTGTTGTTGGGCTGACTTTGCTTTCTGTATACGGGAAAGATGTAATTAAATGGATTGGAAGTTTAGGAAAAGCAAGAGATGTCACCCTTGATTTGCTTTCAGCCGAACAAGAAATGGCATTGGCTAGAAAGTCCGCATGGTCTAGCATAGCCAAAGAGCAAACTCAACTTGATATTCTGTATAACAAATTAAAAAATGTAACTCTTTCCACTACAGAGAGGAATGCGGCTGTTCGTGAGTGGGTTAAAAACTATAAGACTCATAGTGATATACTGGAGGGCGAAAAAGTAAGTATAGATAAATTAAATAAAGCTTACAAGGAATTAACTAAAGAAATTCGCAATAGTGCAATTGCACGAAAATATGAAGACACATTAGCTGATATGTCTATCAAAAGAGAAGACGAAGAAATAAAACGGTTAAATCAAAAGAAAACTTTATATGATGCCGGTCTTGAAATGTCAGTTGCGCAGAGAGAATATGAACGAGTACAGAGAGAATATGATAAAGGACAAACGTCTTCGCAGGTTTTATCATCTGCAAGAGTTAGGTATTTAAATGCTGTTGATAATTGGAATAAAGAAAAGAAAGTCTATGTAGATGCTATAAATACGGTTAAGAAGTATGATGAAAATATGGCTGTTATAGAAAATCATATTTCTACTTTAGATTTATTCCCTCAACCTAAAGAAGGAACCTATGATTATTGGCAACAACAGGTTGAGATAGCTGATGATGCATTGAAACAAATAACATCTGAACAAAAAAAAGTTTTGGATGAAGCATCGAAAGATTCAAAAAAAGATCTTTATGGGTTGGGTATAGATAGGGCTGTTGTGGATTCATATAAGAAGGCTGTAAAAGATAAGGCTGAAGCAGAAAAACAGTTAAAAGTTTATGGGGATTCCTCTAAAGAACAGAAGATGGCCGAAAAAGAGGCTGAAAAACGAAAGAAAGAGCAGGAGAAACTAAACGAAGATCTTTTGTCTCTCCGTCGCCAGAATCAGCAGGCTGAAATTGACCTTATGGAAGAGGGTACAGAGAAAAAGCTGAAACAGATTGATTTGGATTACCAGAAGGAAATAGATGCCATTAAGAAACAGAAAGCTAGTTGGGAGTCGTCTCAAAGCGGAAGATTGACAGATGAGCAAACTAATCAACTTGGGATATGGGCTTCTAACGCTGCAAGAAATAGAGAAAAAGGTATAACAAGTACTAATAATGAAAGATTAGAGGCTGATAAAAAAGCATGGCAGGAATATTTCATCCAATTTGGTAATTATCAAGAGAAACGGAAGAATCTTATTCAGAAGTATGATGATGAAATAGCTAAATTGGAAGAACATAGTGCTGAAAGAGCTACTAAAATTGCTGAGAAGAATCAAGCAATAGATCAGCTGGACGAACAGTTCGGGAAATCTACTCATGTCATGGCTGATTTGTTTGAAGATGCAAGTGAAAAGAGTGTATCATCTATTCAAGATATTATTGATAAGTATGAATTGTTAATCAAGTATATGTCTGGAACGGATGAGTCAGTATCTCTTATCAATTTAAAATCAGTAGGTTTCACAGACAAGGATATCGCAAATCTTGAGAATGGGACAATCAATATCAAGGATATAACGGATGCCATAAAAAGGCTAAAAGAAGAAGTTAAAGGTAAATCCCCTTGGTTATCCTTTTTCTCTGATATGAAAAAAGGAATCGATGATATAAAGAATGCTAATGGTGATACAAGGAAGTTCGGCCAGGGCATATCAACGATAGGGGGAGCTATAACAGAGTTTTCTCCTGCTATCAAACAGTTTGGGAGTGATATATCTTCCATATTTGGAGAAGATTTGAACGATGAAATAAATAACGTTATTGACGGTCTTTCCGGTCTTGGGCAAACGGCAGTAGGAGTAGGACAAATAATGTCTGGAGATATTGCCGGAGGTATCATGAGTGCTGTAAGTGGAGTCTCTCAACTTGTCAATGCAATGGGTAATTTGTTCGGGCCGGACGGTACCGCTTATTATGAAGGAGTAAAGGAACAGCTTGAAGCAATAAATGAGGTCTATGATCGTATTATTGACAAAAGCAAGGAAGATATAGTTTTCGGTGGTGGATTTGCATCTGTTCAAGCAGCTACACAAGCCATGGATAATTACGAGAAGAAAGTAATTAATCTCCAAAAGATTGCCGCAGCTTCAGGGCGTGCCGGTGCAAGTTGGAAGTCTCATAGTGCAGAATGGCATTCTAACAAAAATGTTGGTGCAATAGGTGGTTTTGAGCAGATGAGCGACATCCTAGGTAAATCAATAAGCTCCATGACAGACTTGTATAGTTTGTCAGGAGATGAATTGTTCCTCATTCAGTCCCAAATGCCGGAAGCATGGAGTTTAATTGATGCCAGAATTCGTGAAAACCTGGATAGCATCGTAGCTTGTAAAGATGAAGCGAATGAACTGAGGGATGCTCTTAATCAAGCCATGACAGGGGTTGATTTTGATTCCTTCTACAATGGGTTTATTGATCAGTTATCCGATATGGATACTTCTTTTGAAGATATGTGTGATAACTTTGAGGATTATCTGCGTAAGTCAATCATGGCAGGATTAGTCGCTAGTCAGTATCAAGGCCGTATAAATGCTCTTTATGAGCAATGGAGCGATGCAGCGAGAAGTGATAGTAAAATTACTAAAAACGAAGCAGACCTTCTCAAAGAACAGTATCAACAGATTGTAGAAGATATGATGCATGATCGAGAAGAAATGTTTAAAACATTTGGGTGGGATACTTCTGCTACTTCTCAGGAATCGTCGAAGAAAGGCTTTGCAACTGCTTCTCAGGATTCAATAGACGAACTTAACGGACGTTTCACTGCTTTGCAAATTGCCGGAGAAGAGATTAAGAATCAGAACCAGCTTCAAACGATGTCTATTCTTGAATTGAGAGCTGATATGCTGCCTATTATTTCCAATACTACAGGGATAAAGGATATTGCTAGTGAGACACGGGATTTGTTAAGGCTGTCTTATGAAGAGTTGACAGGTATTCATGATGATACAACAAGCATGAACAAGTCATTGAAGAATATTGAGACAGATATTGCAGAAGTTAAACGTAATACATCAAAATTATAATATATGGTTGACTTATTAATTAACAATAAAGACGCTTTTGCGACGTGGGGCGTGAGAATGGGAGACGGGTTCATTGAAGCTATCTACGCTCCGCTTCCAATGAAAGAAATTATAGAGAATAAGTCTCGTTTACAGGACGGGAAGAAAATAATTATAGCCAATCGGAAGATTGATGAACGGGATCTAACGCTAACCTTTACCCTACAAGGGAATTCCTCAACTGATTACATAGCTAAGTATAAAGCATTTCTGAATGAGATAACAAAGGGGGAATTTACTGTCAAGATCCCAGCGTTAGGCGAAGAAGTATATCATTTGTATTATATTAGGTCCGCTTCTTTTGGAATCAATACAATAAGGACGTTTTCAAAGATCTCAGTAAAGCTAAACGAGCCGAATCCGGGTAATAGAGAGTAAAATTGCCACAATAGGCAAATTGTGGTTTATAGGGTTGCCGGATTTTATGTTTTGGGATTTTTATCTCCGAACTTTGGTGTGTTATGGAATTAGTAGACATCAAAGACATATCCGGCAACATTCGCTTTTCGACTCCTATCAATGAGGGTTCGAAAAGACACTTCCTTTTGATGCAGGAAGATTATGTAACTCTAAAGTTTTCCCTTGCCAGTCCTATCTATTTCAAGTTAGGGGACTACATAGACAATGAGTTGGGAATATTTGAAGTAGTAGACCTGTATAAACCTACCTATAATACCACTACCGGAGGCTATGACTACGAACTCCGCCTTGACGCTTATTACTGGAAATGGAAGAATAAGAAATTCTTCTATACTCCACAGAGTGGCGGTAAAGAGGCTAGTTGGAATTTGACTGATACCTTAAATGTCCACATGGATGTATTTCTAAAGAATCTGGAGGTCTTAGGATATAAGTATAAAGATAAAGCATTTACTTATGAGATTGATGCTTCTGTTGATGAATCGTCCAAACTGATTTCATATAATAACATGAATATGTTAGACGCCCTATCTCAGATGGCGGAGACTTTTGAATGTGAATGGTGGGTAGAGAAACATAAAATTTGTTTTGGCCGCTGTGAACATGGTGATCCTGTTGACTTTGAGATTGGAGTTAATGTCAGTTCTATGAATCGAAGCGATAGTCAGACTTCCTACGCTACTAGAGTATATGCTTTTGGTTCTACACGAAACATTCCTTCTACTTACCGGAAGAATTTGATATTTGATGTTAAAAATGTTACAGGAAGAGATATTTCCGATACTTCAAGGCCTCTAAATATAAAATTTTTCCCTTCATCTTCCCATACAGGGATATCTCCTATCAACATGAATGTTTTCAAAGAGGGAGAAATGGAAGGGGAGCAGAGTGCCTATAAAGTTACAACAGATGTTTTTGCTTCTTCTATGCCGGCAAGCAAATATCGTATATCATTCAATTCAATGACGCTATACTTTAGCACTCGATTCACGTCTAATATTGAAAACTTTAAGGCAAAATTATCATTGGTTTACCATGTCGGGGGCGTAGAGAAAGTACTGGATATTCAAGAGAAAGCTTTCAATGATTCAGTTTCAAGTCTTACTATTGGTTTTAGCGACACCGATTTCTCTCTTTCTGAAAAGGCCGATAATTGCAAGCTCTTGTTTACATTCAGCTTTACTCTGAATCATCCAGGAAAAACGGTGATATACACTATCGGAAGGGCAGGAGAAAAGAATGTCAAAATAGAGTGCCTATCTGCATCGGCAGACGTATCTGTAACCTTTCTCTCTGGTACCAATCCGGGAAAAACTTTTTCGGCTACTTATAATCCTGATCTGTTAACGGGTGATGACTCCAATGTTATACGTTTGCCGGAAGGGGTCACAGCTTCCATTGGTAATCGGTATACTATCAACAATATAATAAAAAGTCAGGTCCCTATAAGTTATTTTTCTGACGATAAGGATCTGTTGACCGTTGAAGGGATTGTAACCAAACGCTTGATGATGCCGGAGGGAGTTCCATACATTGACGCATACCCCGACATGTATACAGAGGAAGCAATTGAACAGATTGTTGTTTTTGACGATATTTATCCAAGTCGTGTGGGTGGATTAGGGGATGTATATACGCATTCATATACTGATATAACAGAGAAACCAGATGGTAGTAAGGATGAAGAAAAATGGACCGCGTGGCGATTTAAAGATGCTGACCTAGGTTTTCATTTCTCAAAAAGTTATCAATTACCCGGAGAGGAATTGCGTGTTATATTTCAATCCGGTCCTTTAGCCGGTATGGATTTTGAAGTCATATTTAACCCCTATGACCCCTCATCTGACATATATCAGTCTGAACTTCTTGAAGACGGGACGTGGAATCCCAAAGCGCAGGTATATGAAGTAAAGCGTAACGATGATTATGGGCGTATGCTTCCGGATGAAATATTGCATCCTACCAGTGGCGATACATATATCCTTTACGGATATGATCCTCAGTTTATATCCGATAAACTTATTCCTGACGCAGAGAAAGAAGTTGAAAAAAGAGCAAGGGAGTATATCAATGAATTAAAGCAGGACCCTTCTACTTACGACACTACGATGATGTCGGACTATGTCTATGGTATTGACCCTGATACTGGCATGTATGACCCCGCATTTTCGAAGCGGTTTTCCGTTGGACAAAAAGTGAATCTGATCAATAAGGCATATTTTGAGGACGGAAGAATATCACGGATAATTGGTTATGAATACCCATTGGATATTCCGTATGATTCTTTGATATATACTGTCGGTGAGACTGCTCCTTACTCTAAGTTGGGGGATCTGGAAAGTAAAATTGATTCTATTACTTATCGTAAAGAGAAGATTAAGCAACAAGTAATCAGTAGTGGAGGGACATCTACCGATACTGGTGAAATAACTGCCAAGTTCACAAAAAATGTAGAAGTTACCGTCGATAAGGCCGGATATTTTAAGGCCGGTGATGTCATTCTAGAAGGAACTACGGTAGTAGATGCCTTTATTCGAATGTTATCTCAAAAATCAGTAGGAGAATTGAAAAGCAAAATATCAACTCCCAATGATGTTGAGTTCGGTACAGACAAAGGTTACATCACGTATACTGCATCAAGGAACGGTCAGGGGCCTATGGAGTCTGCGTATTACGACGGCAACCCTAATAATAAACTGAGCTTCTCAGAAGAAGTTGGAGGTATCCAAACTGCTGTCAGACAGTTGGAGGGTATATATACTCGTAGTGAAACCTATGAAGCAATGATTGTATATGCTGCTAGTGAGGATGGCTCATTGCCAAGACAAGAACTTAGAGATACAATCAGTGTAAATGTCCGCCGTAAATGGTTTGCCGGTATATGTTCTTCTGTTCCCGCCACTTCTGCTGAAGTACGTGCATTAGGAACAAGTGGACTTTATAAGGGGCCGGGCACATATAAGTTCTCTGTAGATAAATGGAAAACGATTGCTGTGTGTATTCCAGCAGATGTGATCAAAGAATTGACATTGACAGCTTACCCGGGCAACTTCATAGAAGATACGGGTATTACTACCGGCCCGGTGGATATTTCCGTAGAAGGAGCCAATGGAAGTGCCGCTATTAGTTATAAGATGTGGGTTATTCAGACACCCGGATTGAATGACCCTGATACTTTCACTTTTAAAACTGCATAAGATTATGGTGAAGATAAACGGAAGTAGTTTTGCATTACAATATAAAAGAACAACGGGAAGACCTATTGATTCCACTGAAACCTTCAAGACATTGGAGGATGCGACATCGTATGCCCGTAATACGGACGCGGAAGAGTATTTCCCGTATGCCGGTCAGATTATTTCTGTCGAAATAGGCGAAGGCGTGTATAAACTGGTGAAGGATGATACTATATCTGAAGAAGACGGTAGAAAGCATTATCGATTATCTCCAATTATTACGGAAGAAGAATCCGGGAACAAATATCTTAGCAAGATAGAGGATGATGAAGCTAGAGGGTTGATAACTTTCCTTGCCGGTATTAATGTTAAGATCAAGGCTGTTATTCAGAAATTGATAGCCGAAGACGCAACTTTCTCAAAGGAAATATCATCAAAAGACTACGTGCAGAATCTCCTAGGCTGGCTGATTACTCCCGAAGGCCATATTGACGCAAAGTCCTTGCGGCTGCGTGATTTCTTGGAAGTACCGGAGTTGCGGTATAACCGTGTGTCTATTGTATCCGGTGAAGAATGGAATGCTCCCGGCGGTGGTATCATTGAATCAGTGGATGCAGCGAACAAGACCGTTCATTTAAAGCTGGAACCCGGGGAGGTATCACAAGTAGAGGTTGATGATATCTGTAAGGGAGTATTCAATAACGATACCGGTTTCCAAACTGCGTATTTTCGGATTACAGAAAAGATAGATAACTCTTCTTTTAAATACGTCCTCCGTAGTGGATATACTTTCAATCCTTGTAAGGCGATGCATTTTGTCGCATACGGTAATTTCACTAACGCTGAGCGCCAAAAGTCATGTTACTCTACACAGAATTACATCCGCTTCCTTAAGGGTGTTAATAACTGGGAAATAACGAAGGACATGATAGCCATGCAGTTAGGCGACTTATCTAACCTGAAGCTGTTTGGCATTGATATGTCCGGTCATAGCGCATATCTCAATAGAGTCTATATGACCGGAACTATCAGGCAGATATCCAGTGACGGTGTGACTGAGGCTCCCATTCCGGTATTCAAGGGTAAATGGAAATCCGACACATACTGGTACTACGATGAAGTGACTCATAACGGCAGTACATGGATTTGCATTGAGTCCACGACTACGCAGGAACCGTCAGATTCTTCTACGGACTGGTTGAAATCTATATCTAAAGGGGATACAGGCTCACAAGGAGCGCCCGGAAAGGACGGAATACCCGGGAAAGATGGTGCTGACGGAAAAACTTCATATTTTCATATCAAGTATTCTCCCGTCCAGAATCCTACGGCTTCTCAAATGACTGATACTCCCAATAAATATATTGGTACTTATGTTGACTTTGTTCAAGCAAGTAGCAGCGATCCTTCTAAGTATACATGGGCTAAATTTGAAGGAGGTGATGGCATACCTGGTACAAATGGAGAAAATGGGAAGACCAGCTACCTTCACATCAAATACTCTGATGACGGGAAAACCTTCACCGCTAATAATGGTGAGACTCCCGGTGTATACATGGGTGTATATGTAGATTTTGTACAGGCAGATAGCAATGTGTTTGCCGATTATACTTGGTCTAAAATCAAGGGCGAAGCAGGAAAAGACGGTAAAGGTGTACAGAGCGTTGATGTTCTTTATTATCTTTCCAGTTCTTCAACCTCCCTTTCCGGTGGTTCATGGTCTACGAACTCACCAACTTGGGTAGATGGGAAATACATTTGGAGTAAAACCAAAGTGGTCTATACAGACGGTTCGTCTATTGAAACCAATCCGGCTTGTATCACCGGAGGTAAAGGCAGTACTGGAGATAATGGTAGGGGAGTATCAAGCATTGTCGAAGAATATTATCTATCTACTTCTTCTAATTCCTTGGTTGGTGGCTCTTGGAGTACAACACCTCCGACATGGGAAAATGGGAAATATATTTGGACTAGGTCAGTAATAACATATACAGATAGCGCATCAACGACAACCGATCCGATATGTGTGACGGGTGGTAAGGGGGCTACGGGAATTGGCGTTAAGAGTGTTTCCGAGCAATACTACCTATCTACATCATATAGTACCACTACGGGTGGTTCATGGTCTACTACTGTTCCGGCATGGAAGGACGGTAAATATATCTGGACACGTTCCATTATAACTTATACAGACAATTCTTATACGGAAACTAACCCCGTATGTGTGACAGGCGGAAAGGGGCCTAGCGGGAACGATGGCGTAGGGATAAGTGCTGTTGATGTCTTATACTACCTTTCGACTTCTTCCAGTTCCTTAGTTGGTGGTTCTTGGTCTAGCACTTCTCCCACGTGGCAAAACGGCAAATACTTATGGTCTAAGACCAAGGTCACTTATACGGACAATTCTACATGGGAAAGCGATCCGGTTTGTATTACTGGAAGCCAAGGAAAGACTGGATTACCCGGTGCAATGCTCCGCCCGCGTGGAGTATGGGCAGCAAATACAGAGTATTATCATAATGATGCATTTATAGATACTGTAATCTATAACGGCCAGAACAAACTCTGTAAGATTACTCATACATCTACTTCTTCTTTCGATTCAACGAAGTGGGAAGAATTCAGTGAATTTGTGAACGTAGCTACCAACGTCCTTTTGGCGCAGAACGCAACTATTGATGTCCTCGGTACTTCGGGGATATTTGTGGGTAATCTGGAGAAGACAGAGGGTTGGTTAATGACTGAAGGCTCCATCAAGCATAATCAGACAGGTGTTGAGTTAACTGCTGACGGAAAAATATCTCTTCCTGAAAGTGGGGGAATGACCGTAGGCGGAAAGACTTTCATAGAAGCCGGGAAGATAAAGACGGAGTTTATTAACGTTGATACTCTTGAAGTGACAAAATTAAAAGGGGCAACGGGTACTTTCAAAGAATTACAAGCTATTGATAATGCAGGCAAGATACAAGGCAAGATTTCTTTTAATACAGAAGGCTCTGGAGATAATGTTTCCTCTTCGTTTAATATTGATTTTTCAAAAACTTGGATTTCTGGGGATTTATACCAACAAGGGTACAATTCTGAGGAAGGTCGCTCATGGAGATTTTACACATCTGACTTGTGGTGCAGAGGGGAGTTCGGGCATAGAGTAATGACTACAATTAAAGTTTTTGCCAATAATGATTGGAATTTTTATGTTCACATCTATGGTTATGGATCAGATAATAATGTAGATAGATATCCTCAATCGGGACAACCTATAGATTGCATTGTTATGGAAGGAAATGGAAATTATGTTTTGCGTATTTGCGATTCTGCAACATTCAAGAAAGTGACGGTTGTTAATAGCTCTGATTATCCTAAAAGAGTGGTATATAATCAGCCTAGTTCTCTAACTTATACTATTGAACCTTGGAAGTTCGTAACATTTGTGACAGCTGATATTGCTAAGACTTCCCCACCATATTACGTTAATAACCTGTTTATTAAATAATTGTAACAATGAAAATAGATTTTAGAAAAATTGAACTAGTGGATCTCGAAGGGAATAAGAGTACCATCGATGTATCTAAAACATTTGGAAATGCGATTTTTCAGACTACAGGTGATCTTGGAGAATTTAATCTTGCACAAGATATACACCGGGAAGGAGAAGTTGATATATCGCCTGAACAAGCGGAATCTCTAAAAAAGTATACACAGCTATTTACTCGTGTAATTGATCGAATGGCTGTCAACGAAGCTCTTTCAAAAGTAAATCAATAACTTAAAAAACAGATAAACCTATGATTTTACTAGTATTAATGTCATTCATCCTCATCGCCGGGTATGTCTTCGCGATGATAAAGAAGGGTAAAGAAATCCCTTATTCAATCAGTGATACCTACTACGCCCTGACGCATAAGTTCTGGTTTACTCTTTGCATGGTCGGTTCCGGTGCATTGCTTCTTCCGGCTGCATTGGAAGCCAGTTCCGAGAACAGCCAGTTTCTTGTATTCCTTTCTGTTGTCGGAATGGGAGTGTTGGGTGTGTCTCCCAACTTTAAAGGAAGCCAGAAGGTATCACATTGTATCGGTGCCGCCATGTCTTTAATCTTCTCCCAAATATGGGTAGGTTGTAATGCCTGGTATTGGCTTTTTCTATGGGTGGGATTTATTGCATATCTGGCTATTGCGATAAGTGAGAACTGGACGGGTAACTTCATTGCGACTCTTGTCAAAAGGAAACCTATGTTCTGGATAGAGGTAATTTCGTTGTTAACCGTTTATCTGACTTGTCTAATATGAAAGAAGCGATAATCCATACCACTACTGGCAGTTTCGCCGCAATAGCCGGAGCGTTTGTTGCCGAATCATTGCAAAATATGATTCCATGGCTGATTGTTACGTGTGCGGTAATTCTCTGTGATCTCCTGTTCGGAGTAAGGAAAAGCATGCTAATGGGTGATAAAGTAAGATTCTCTCGCGCAATTCGTGCGACCATGGGAAAAATGGTCACTTACTTTGCTTTCGTATGCATGGTCTGTATGATTAGCGTAGCGAGTCATAATGAATATCCTATTGATGTGTACTCCTGCTTATTGGTATGCTTTATAGAGGGATGCTCAATCGTTGGGAATATACTGAAGCCAAAGGGGATTAACATCAATCTTATCGGGGCTTTGGGTGTGTTTGGTAAGAAGGTGTTTAAGGTTGATAAGGAGGATGTGAAGGAAATTATAGAAAAGGAGGAAGTGGATGAATTGGGTAAATAGAATCGAGACATTAATCAGTAAATCTCTATCCAAGATAGGATTAGACGGCATGGCTCACATTATAGTGTGCCAGAACTTGATAATATGGCTATCAAAGTTTTTTGGAATTGTGCCACTATGGGAAGCAATCATTATAACCATAGCAATCTTCATCTTGAAGGAGATATACGATAAGTATTGTAAGAAAACAGAGTTCTCAATTAAAGACATCATCTGTGATTGCGTGGGTCTGGCGTTGGGAGTATTAACATTGATATTATAGGAGGAAAGAAATATGGCAGATGTAAAAGAATTGGCACCGTTCATCTTAAAATGGGAAGGTGGTTTCGTAAATGATCCTGATGATTTAGGAGGAGCTACCAATATGGGAGTAACAATCTCCACCTATGAGGCTTATTGCAAGAAAAAAGGCTATCCAAAACCAACAATAGAAAGGTTGAAGAATCTCTCTAAGGAGGAATGGACAGAGATCATGAAAACAATGTATTGGGACCGTTGGAAGGCTGACGAGATAAAATCTCAATCAGTTGCTAATATTCTCGTTGATTGGGTGTGGGCCTCTGGTATTCATGGTATCAAGATCCCGCAGGAATTGGTCGGCGTAATTCCTGACGGTATTGTCGGACCAAAAACCATTTCGGCAGTTAATTCTAAGAATCCACGCGAGTTATTTGATCGGATCAAGATTGCTCGTTTTGATTTTATAGAGGACATCTGCCGGAAACGTCCTGCAAACAACAAGTTCAAACGAGGGTGGTTGAATAGAATTAACGATATCAAATTTGAATCATAATAATAGGAGGAACAATCATGGCATTAACAGATATAACCTTTGCTAAAGACGAACGTAATTATATAAGTGATACTGTACAAGTAAATTCGGCAGAAATAGGATTGCAGATCACATTTGAAAAAGGAGGTAAGCTTTGGGTGTATATAAGCTATGACGGAGAAAATTTCTCTGTTGTAGAGAGCAGAAATTACGATAAGAAGTTCGCCCGTCCGATTGTCGGAATAATCCCCGGACAATACATCAAGATTGAATGTGAGACGCAGCCGGTCAAGGCTCAATATTTTGAATCAGAAGAGTAATGGGAGCGATAGGATTAAATCCGATTAGGCTTGATGCGATAGGGCTTGATCCTATCCGCTTCAATGCGATTAAGTTGGGAGTTCCGGGAGCTTCTTCCGTTACCGACCGTCCCTACATCTCTCCCGATGTATTGTCTTCCTTGGCAGGTGTATGGATAGCTGACGGCAAGAGCAACACTGATCCAGACAGGGATATTATCAAGAACTTGGTAGACCCTGGCAATCCGTTTGTAATCAGCAACGCAGCTTACACCGAAGGAAGTGGCTACGCAGATAAAGATAGTTCTTACTATGGTGCTTTCGTCACCGACGGAGTAAATGACATGATTGTCAGTCAGAATACTGTTGAAGAAATGGGTATTGCTGATAAATTTACTGTAGTTAGTATGATTCATCAAATAACTTTGAGAGGTGCTACGGCTGCTGCATTAACTAATTATATTAGACAACCTATAGGATATGAATATGTAAGAAATCATGTTGCCAATATTGGTAAGACTGGAATATATGGATATGCAGTATATGATGTTAATAATTCTAATGCTAACAATAGTCATATAATAAATACTATATTAGGAGATAAAAACGATTATTCTATACATATAACCGGTAATTTATCGCAAGGAAAATTTAGTGTACAAGGATATATAAATGGTGATAATAACATAGTTGAATTAAGTAAAGTTGCTTGGTACTGGACTTTCATTGCCAAACGAGTATTGACCACTGACGAGATTAATCAAATAATAGCCTACTACAACTTGGACAAGTATGTTAAGCCTGATATTTACTACAATGTGAAGAAGCAAGGTCTTACTAATGATACTCCCGATGAAGATTGGTATCTTAAAGACTTTAGTGGTAATGGACGTGATATGACGTTATATAATTATGCTAGAACTCCAGAAAGTGGTATTAACGAAGAAGGAGGCTTGCAATCAGACGGAGTAGATGACTACGGTCAGTTTGTAGGTGATTTGGGATTGAAGGATTACACTGTGGCTGTCGATAGAGCGTATCAGGATGAAAATGTAAATTGTGTCCCATTTATATCTTCTGTTGGAAGAACGGGAGGTGCTCCTTTTTTAATGGAAATGGTGCATCCAACGTCTCATGTTACCTATCCTTATAGTTTTGGTACTCCAACAGAAAGCGTTGTATTAAATTCGTCAAGACAGATCTCATATCAGTCTACTTATGTATATAACAGGAACAGTATAGCTAGAGGTAACTCTGTTAAGACGGGTGACGGACTAACAATAGGCTCAAATGAGGGAGTCTCACAATATTCTAAATTATGCTTGTGGTCTTTCCTTCTATTCCCATACACCCTTTCTGAGTTTCTGTTGGAGCGCCAGCTAAAGAAGCACAAACTAGGCACTCTGTATCCGGGTATGGTGGAGTTCAGACCAATAGTGAAGAGCAACATCCCTTACTCCTCGATATCCTACTCGGTTAATCCGGGGGAATACGTTATTGAGGGTAGTACGGTCACTATCACCATAAAATTGTCAAATCCCTCTGATAAGCTGGTCGATATATCATCTAACGCCATTAGCGACATATCCATATCTGGAGACAACGGTGTCTATGAAGTAACCGGAAAGGTCACCAAGTCTCCTCAGAAGATCAGCATAGTTATCTCCAGCTACTTGACAATGTTAGGTAACGATACTTTAATTTCGAATGAAACATTAATTAAAAACGAATAAGTTATGGAAAAGATATTTGATATAGCAAAGGACTCCGAACAAAAGTGGGGTACTTTAGCTACTGCGATTGATGGGAACTTTGAAGAGCAAGACAGAAGAAATTACGATGACATAAAACTTGCTGAAGATAAACTTACCGCATACATTAATGAATCAGGCAAGGTTGTACTTAGCCCATCGTGGGAAGCATATCTTATGCCCTCTTTTAAATATTCTAGAATCTTGGCAAATGTTTATTCAAATAATAGTGCTTTTTATCAGATAGGTTATTTTACTGAAAAGCCGACATATGACAGTATTATCGTCAGTGGTGTTTTGAGTAAAATCGGGAAAAACAAATTTGATGTTACCATACCGCAGGATATTAATTGGGTATTGGTAGCCTCACGAAGTGCAACTGCAACTGATAGCGAGATATATGCCGAATTTTCATTATCGAAAATCGCTAAAGAGGTTTATAGACTATCACAGGCAAATAAATAATGATGCGCCATTTTCTCATAATGGCCTAAAATCACTTAGAAAAAATTAACGGAACATATAAATTCCCAGTTGAGGGCATTTAAAAAAAGTAAAACAATGAAATACGCAGTAGTAACAATCGAGTGGCTAGCCCAGCACGGCCTGTTGGCTATCCCTACAATGAGAAAAAGCAAAGACGGTAGTAAGGTAATCCTCCACGAAGAATTTCTGACTCCTTACAAGGACGAAGAGTTTCCGATCTACTATTTCGACAGCCCGGAACTGAACGACCTTCTGACAAGCGAAGAATGGTCATGGGCGGAAGAGGAACGTCCGGAAGGTAGTGCAGAGTTCATTCGGGTAGCAGCGGCTCAAAACCTGTTGAACATAACTAAGGCTGGAATTCAAACTATGTCCCTAACAGACAATGAAGCGTTGAAAGTGAAATCCATGTATCCGTACTGGATGGAGTTCATAGGCAAGTCACTAACAACCGGAATGAAAGTGCAGTACAACGATGGACTGTACCGGGTTCGTCAGGACATTGCTGTCGTATTGGAGAATCAACCGCCCAGCATTGACACCGCAGCACTCTACGAGGAAATCAACGAGAGTGCTGCCGGAACGATTGACGATCCTATTCCATATAACAACAATATGGAATTATTTGAAGGTAAATATTATTCGCAAGGTGATGTGACTTATAAGTGTATCCGTTCGACCGGACAGGCGGTGTACGCTAACCTCTCTGAATTGGTTGGTATTTATGTTGAAGTAGTATGAAGTCCCTCCCTTGGATATTAGTCTGCCTGCTTATAGGTGTTCTCGTGTGGATGCGTTGTAATCCGCACGAGCCGTCACCGGTTTACATTAAAGGAGATACCGTACATATCCGGGACACAGTAAGAGACACAATCCTTAAGCCGGTAAAAGAAACTCTGAAACGTACCGATACGGTATATCTACCTATTCTGATAGATACAACGACTGACAGAACCGTAGAAGGAGATTCTGTTCCGGTACTGATACCGATCACAAGCAAGGAGTATAAGACCGATGATTACCGGGCGATAGTCAGTGGATATAAGCCCAGTCTTGACTTCATGGAGGTGTACAGAGACAATAAAATCATCACTCTTTCACCTTTACAGAAGAAGAAACGCTGGGGATTGGGCTTGCAGGCAGGATATAGTTATCCGGGAGGTTTGTACTTCGGTGCCGGAGTGAGTTATAACTTGTTTATGTGGTAAATTACCGGAACTACTATCTTCACAGACCGTTTCCGGTATGAAAAGTTTAAGTTTTACTTACATAACAATTTCCAATGGAAAAATGTTCATAAAGAAAGGAGGCTAAAATGATACATTAATTAATACTAAGCACTAAGTTTATCCGGTAAGTAGAAGGCCGGTTATCATAACAAATGTAACTCTTTTGGGGGCAGAGTAAAAAGAACCCCTAGCACAAAAGTTGACGCCAATCAAACTTTTAAACATACAAAAGCATGCATAGATAGTGCCAGGGGTATAATGTCCTTAACATTTCTATACATGCTTTTGTTCTTTCAATAACCGTAAGTTTGATTGGCAAAGGCAAAAGTACAA